CCGGAAACCATTAAAGCGGTATCAAAACCTCCTACTTGAATTATTGTCGGGTAAGGGTAATTTTCCCCGTCAATTCTTTGATCTGCATAAAGCATTTCTGAACCATTTTCTACCCATTCAATGCCGAGAACTAGAATAGGCTCAGTCCCAAGATTCTTTTGCAAATGATTCAATGTCTGTGGTGCAACTGTTCTCATTACTCACATTCCTCAAAATTGAGAGCAATACTCATTAACTCTCCGCCAGGGAAGGGCTCTGCTTTTGAACCCCCAGTAAAACTAAATGGATTATCCCGCAAGTAAACAGTCCATTTATCATTATTATGGTCTGTAAGTCGCATAGCGGTACGATAATACACTTTAATAAAGGCTCGTAATTCAAGAGCCTTGCTTCTTGCGATTTTGAAAGTAAATTGCAACCGTTTTCGCCCATCACGCTGCTTAACATATGTATATAATGTGCCGTCCATAGCCCGTACTGAAGTCATAGAAGCTGCAATTTCTACTGAATCCCCCCAGTCCGGACTAGGAAGAATTATGGTTGTCTGATACCCTGGAGACGGCGCTTCTATCTTAAACATAATTACACCGGGATCAAGATGTATGTTACAAAATGGATTAAATCTAATTCATGTGTAATACTACGATGGTAATGTACTTCTAAGCCAAGTGTATCAACTAAATTCATTTTACCACTAGGAGTATTACTGCCTATTAGCACCCCTTCAAACTCAAATGTAATTGTCCATCTTTGCTTACCATCTTGCACAGCGGTTTCATTTGGTGTTGTGATTACGCCAACCCACTCCCGCCCTTCCCAATCCTGCATACCAATTTCTTCGCCAATGTGTGTGGTACAGAATGCAAGGAGACTATCAATCTCAGCCTTTATTAAACCAGTAAAAGTAACAATAACAGTTTGTACTTGAGGCCATTTTGGGTCAGCAAAAACAGTAAGTTTTCCACCACGGGTCTCACGACTAATTCTATTAAATGCTATACGATCAATATTGTCTAGCTCAGGCGCTCGTAATTCAATTTCGTCTGTAGGCGTGGCTAATGCTGGGTATAATAATTTGAAACGTGTATTCGTAGAACCATGTTGGATCAGTGGAGGAATTAATGGCGGAGGCGACGGTGCGCCAGTAATTGTGTTTTCCCCAATAAATGGTGTATATTGCTTATTACCACATAAACTCCCAACGTAGTATGTTAAAGCATGACCAATAAAATTTGTATGTTCCACTGTGCGCGAATACACTGCACAAAGATTCATTGTTTGCTCAAGATTAAGCTTTGAAATTTGGACGCCCCGAGCTTTACCCCATGTAAGTGCTTGAATTATATTTAATGTTGACTCAGGGGTTTGTCTTCGGCCCATTTCATGGACTATTGCTAATACAGAATTAACATCTAACGCGTGTGCTCGATTTAATCTGCCAGAGAGATTCAAGTCATCTTCAAACTCAACAGGGAGCCAGGGGCAACCAATATAATTTCCAATTACTTGGTTCGACCGTATTCTTGACACAGTATATAAGTAATGTGGCCCTTGCCATTCAAGTTGTTGCGCAAAATTAAGAGTTTGAACCACATGCTCATAAAGCCCAACTTCCCAATCAGCTTGCTGTGAAAAACTGATTACTGATTCTAATGATATAAAATCATTTTCAATTAAGACATGGTTAAGTGTTTGAACAAGATTTATTGTGCTAGAAGCATTTGCTTCTATAACTGGATTAGCCACCGAAGTCAAGTTTAAGATATTTGACGCACTTTCAAAGATCGTTACCCCTTTTGTATAATCTTGGCTCAAATTTAATGTATTTGAAACACTGCGTCCAAATATACTAGGGCCACGTACCAGCACCTGATTCAAACTTAAAGCATTATTTACACTCTCGTTGATTATTTGTGGCCGAGCTAGCACTTCAATAATCTGGCGTGTAACTTGAAGATCGCCGTCACCAGCAGCAAGAACTTCACCAAATTGTCTAGTTACCCGTAAAACCATTTTAGACTACCTTTACACCAAACTTTGCCGCATTGATGTCAGCCTCTATCCAAAGGTTTCCTGTATCAGGGTCTAATTCTTCTACCCGGCTTCTAACAACCCAATTTGTGCTGCCGACTACTTGCCCTGCATCATCATACTGATTGCCACCAGACTCAATTGGGGTTTTAATACTAAACGGTGTAGCGTCCGTTTCTCTGCACTGTGTATTGATTTGAAGCCCTTTAATATCACCTAAATTAGATAAATTCCCGTAGTCATATAGATCAGTTTCATTAGCAGTATTACTTTCAACATAGGACGTGTCATCATCAACTATAACTTCATCGACAGCGGTATAATGGGCTGGTCCAGGTGATACAGTTGCCCAACCAGTAGTATCGTCGCCGTCTGGGTGTATGGCTACAACTTTACAATTTCCAAGAAAATCATTATTAACGGCGCCGCTGCCATCACAAAGATAAAAGTCATCCCAACTTGGCTTAGCATAACTACTTGGCTTAAATCTTACTTGATCATGATAATTGTGAGTGCCTTCTTTTGTGTCTACCCCTGTGTCACTTAATACTGTAGCCCCGCCCACGCGAACTTCATATGTCCCCACTGTATCACTGCATTTTATTTTCATTTCTATATAATACCATGTACCAACGGCTAAACCTAACCCCACTGTAGTTTCAATAAGAGTGTTGCCACGATAAAGTTGAAGCTCACTGCCCCAGTCCTGCCAACGAAGATTCATTCCAAGTGTCACCCCATCATAAAAGCTAATAATATAACAAGTTCTATTATCCTTATTATTCAGACCGACACCAGCGATTAAAGTATCGTCAGTTGTTAAAGCAGGTGGTAAAACAAATTGACAAGTATTTGTGTTAAACTCAAGACAATATCCACCTAATCTCCCAGTCTCAATATCCATAGAACTTTCACTGCCTACACTAGTATATTTTCTCCCAACTACTCCAACCGGGGATGGCGCACTTCCTGTAGCTGTGCCAAAGCCTTCAAAACCTTCAACCCAGAGTAAAGCCATTTTATCATACCCTTTATATTGAAACTTAAAACATCTAGGCGTAAGCCAAGTGCTTACGCCTAGATGACCGAGGGAGAGACTACCCACTAACAGTATAAGTAATCTTCAAAGTGTCGCCGTTTTCGACAGAAACAGTTGAGCTAAAAGCTGCTGTTGCCCATAGCGTGCCGGCAGCGCCGCCTTTTACATTATTGTCAGCAACAAATATACCTTTCAATGTTTTGGTATCATTGATGGCAAAATCCACTGTAGCAGCATTGGTAACTTGGCGCGCAGCAGCAGCACCAACGGTCCATTGTGGTCGTGTAGCTGCTGCATAAGCTTGACTCTCAGCCCAGCCAGCATGGCCGCCCATAGTGTCGGCGTCAGACCAACTGGTCCAGGCGAAATTGTCTACTAGGCCGAGATACCAAAGGGCAGATGGGGCAGCAGCACCACCACCATCGTACATATCGTCAAGAATCTTATTCAAACCTACATCAACAATGCCGTTTGGGACTTGGTATACACCAATTAATTTCCCTACTTTGTTATAGTGTTTAACAAAAAACCAACCGCGCGGCTTAAATTCACTTTTCATTGGAAAACCTCCAAATAATTATTTTCTGGGCTGTGTGTATATAACTGATGTCAAGGCTTGGCCCGTAGCATGACTTGACACTATTAATTTAGACGTGAAGTTCCACGCCTTAGCTCTCTACGCAAAGCTGTTGCAATTTCACGTGCCGTTTGATGTGTGGACTCTTTCTGTGCAACTGAAACATTGATGTCACCAATATTTGTTACCGGGCCACCACGGTCTCGGTAAACAGGTTGGCTTCCAGAATTCATAGCTTGAAGTTCAGACGCAAAACGCCTTGCACTTCTAGCATTTACAATAAATTCTTTAGGAGAAGCCATAATTGGAATTCTATCTTGTCCACGAGGTACAAACCCCCCTTCTTGACGGTATTGTACTGCTGGGCCCCCGTAGTAAGCAGCACCAGTAGTAGCTAATGCTACTTGAGAAGCTGCTTCAGCAGCCCTGTAAGCTGCTCGTGCAGCAGCTTCCATAGCACTCGCTGCGCTGTATCCAGCCCTAGCAGCGGCATTTAGTTGAGTAGTCCAATTACGGGCCGCTAGAGAAGCTGTTCTAGTAGATGTTGTAGCATTATCAATAGAATTGTCTAGATTTTTAACAGCTTCAATGCCCATATTAATATGATCTCCTACAAGTACAAAACCCTCCATCATACTATTAACAGAAAATGTCGCAGAATCTATGCTGCTAGCAATTAGGGCAGCAGTATTAGATGTATTGAGCATAAGCTGTTCAACGCTCCCGACACTTTGAAGAACAGTAGTAAATTTATTATCGACTATAATTAGTTCTTCTGCTAATTGACGTGCAGCAAGAGCCTGAGCCTCAAGCTCTTCTTTTGTTTTTGTAGGGGGTACTACTGGTTTTGGCCCAGCAGGGCCTCCAACTTGTTGTGCTTTAGCCAGTGTTAAATCTTTTTGGGCCTGTGAAGCACCTTGAAGTTCAACTTTTAGTAGACGTGCTTGCTCTGTTTCACCAGCTAGGGCTGTTTTTGCTGCTGCAGCTAGGCCGGGCATTTCAACTGTTGTTTGCTTTGCCTTTTCTAATTGTTCTACAGTTTTACCGGACTCATCTGTAACTGCTTTTTGAGCTTCAGTAATGTTTAATTGATCCGTGGCCGTTTGGTCAAGTAATTCGTTAACTCTTTCATAGGGTTTTGCGCCTAGTTTAGCTTGTTCAGCCCTTGCCGCCTCAACGGCTACAAGGTCTTCCGCCGCCTCTCTCATGCTATTAAGACCGATTTTACTCTGGTCTATTTGGTGTTGAGATAATTTACCCTCAGCTACTAAAGCTTTGTAGGTTTTTACTAAGTCTACGTATTTTGCCCTCTGTACATCCGTTAAATTTATACCTAGCTCAGCTGTTATTTGTAGTATATTCGCTAAACTCATCATTCGTCTGCGGAAGCGCTCAGCTACATCGGCAGTTTTATTAACTTTATCAGCAAGTGAATCCCAATAACTGTGGTATGTACCTGGGCTAAAAGCCTCTGAAGCCTGCTGAGCTTTACGAAAACTTTGAGTCGTTCTGGCATCAATTGTGTCTTGTAAATTTTCATACTTTTCTTTAACCCCTTCAAGCACCTCCTCCATCCTAGCCCCATATTTTCCAGGGTCACCTAATGGGTCAATCTCGTGGAACCGTTTTATATACTCATCAATAATATACTCATTTTCAATTACAATCTTAACGCCTACAGTGTAAACTTTGCCCTCTATTACTTCTGCAAGCTGATTCCGTAGTTTATACCAATCAAATTGAGCTTGATCAAAAGCCTCTTGAAGACCGTCTCTTATCTCGCCCATTGCCTCCATGCCGCCCATTTTTTCAAACATGCTGAAATCAAATGCCGCATCTAAGCGTTTTTTTATTTCTATCGTTAATTCAGCCATTCGTTCAACGTCCTCAAGACGTTGCTCGGGGCCTTTTATAGCACCATCGGCCATTGGATCAGCAAGTTCGACTTTTTTCGCCAAAAGCTCTTCAAGTACTTTGCCTTCGCCATCAAGACGTTTAAGTTCGTCCCGATGAGCTTTATCCCTGAATTTTTTACGCTCTAACTGGAATGTTATTTCACCCCTAATTCGATCGGCACGTATCTTTTCAAGCACAGCTTCAGCCCGTTTTATGTCACTATAATTTTTCAGTTCCTAAGCATGGGCTACTGCTTTTTTAGCCCCTTCTTCTGCAACATAAGATAATGCGCGCGCAGCTTTAGTTTTTTCTTCATTGGCACCAGCAACAGCATAGGCCGCACTAGTTTTAGCTGCTGCAATTTGTGCGCGGGTTATTTGAGCCCATAATTGCTGTCGAGCATTCATGTGCCGTAGCTCGGTCTTGAAAGCGCTATCAGCAATAGCTTTTTGTGTTTTAGCTACTTCTTCCATTGACGTTTTAACAGCTTTGTCAGCGCCTAAAGCAGCCTTTTTAATTTCATCGATTCCTTTCTTCCTTAGCGCCATTAAATTGCTAATTGTTTCTTCAAGGGAGCGCCCAATAGCTGTACTGCCGGCCTCAAAGATATCCATAGCCTTTCTGTACTCTTTTGTTAAATTTGAAAAGCCTTCACCAGTAATTTTTCTACGCTCTTCAAACTCTTTACGCGTTGCTTCAATACGCTTACTTGAAGCTTCAGCCTGTGCTTTAGTTACTTCTTCTAATTGTCGTTTATGTTCCTCAAATAATTGTTGATTCCCTCTCAGGCTTTCCTGAATTTGCTTAGTAACCCAAACTGTTGCTAATGCTGCTGCAACAGCAATTGCAACAGGCAAAAATGACATTAGTGTCACGTATAATGCTTTAACAGAGCCCATTAAACCTAACGTAGCAACTGATGCAATACCAAACTTGCCACTCATTATTAAAGCGGCCACACTAACAGCAGTTATAGCAGCACCAAGATAAGCAAAATTTTCAACTAAAAACGTAAGAGCTTTAGCAAGATAAATACCATTTTCTACTAGTGTTTTACCAAATTTGAGCATTTCATTTTTAAGTTTAATCCATGCTTTTACTGCTTTACGGCCAGTCGTTTGTTCCATTTTTTCAAAAGCTATAGCCGCTGCCTCAGCAGATTCTTCCATTGCTAATAAAGCTTCAGTAAGTGCATTACCTTCCTCTGATGTAAGATTCAAAGCACCTACCATAGCACGAACACGACCCAATAGATCAGCAAACTCTTTATCATTTCCAGCAGTTGCATCCTTCATCTTGAGTAACACGCCTTGCAAGCCACCAAAACGACGAATAGCTTCTGGGCCAGTTTCTACTCCCCAATCTCTATATAACTCTTGCAACTTCTTAGTAGGTCTCATAAGCTTTTGAGTTACTTGAGTTAATTGTGTAATAGCTGTGTGTGCCGGAACACCTTTTTGGGTAAGAGCCGCTAAAGCTGCTGCCATTTCTTCGTAACGGATGCCGAGAGCGGCGGTAAGTGGTGTCACGCGTCCAAGTACGTCGCCAAATTCGCCCATCCGAAGACGGCCTAATTCAATCGTCTTAAAAAGAACATCAGCAACCCGGTCTACTTCAGACACCTCTAAGCCATAACTGTTCATTACAGAAGACAAGGCATTGACTGATTCCTTTAACTGTGAATGCGTAGCAATAGAAAGTTTTGCAGCAGTCTCTTCAAAACGAAGCGCATCTCCGGCCTCAACAACTTGATTTGATAAAGTTTGATATAAACCTTCAGCAACTTCGTCTGCTGCGATACCAAGACTACTAGAAAGATCAAGAACAGATTGACTTATATCAGTTAATGAGCCAAGAGCACCAGTAGAAATTGTGTCAATTTCACCGACAGCTAAAGATAATTCCAAAGCAGCGTCATGAGCTTCTTGTAAACTGCTCACTAGTGCGCTAATTGCACGCACAATTACCTGTGCCTGAACTACTCGAATTATAGTTGTCCAAGACAAAGTAATTGCAGAGCCTGCTTCTTTACCTGCATTGCCAGCTTTTTTCATGGCTTTTGCAGTCTGAGCCCCTGCTGCTACTGTAGTACTACTTGCCTGTGCAGTAACTTGAGCCGCTTGTTTAGTTACTTGACCAAGCCCCACTACCGCCTGGCTACCTTGTTTTAATCCAGCACTGTATTGGGTAAATGCTGCACCTGTAGAAATAGTAGTAGTGCCTAAATTACTTATGGCTTGAGTAGCAGTCTGGGCTGAAGCTGGGACGGCACTAGGGACAGTACTAACTTTGCCCAGCCCTACAGTAGCGAGCCTAGCTTGGTTAGCGGCGCTGGCTAATGCTCGAAATGCTTTAATAGCTGGTTGTGCTTTACTAACAAATTTGCGCAGAGCACCACTGGTAGTTTGCAAGCCTTGCTTAAATTGATTAAGCTGCTCTTGCAATTTACGTAGTTCATTAATTGCGCGAGAGGCATCAAAACCTAGCCTCTGAGTAATTTCCTCTGGCATTATTTTATCTTTTCTACTTTGAGGAAGTTATATGGATTAGGTAAAGCTGTAAAGCGTGAGAATGCTTCAAACTCTTTTACACCCGCTTCTTGAAAATGGTAAGGTGTAGGATGAGTCAACCCTGCGCGCCGAAAAGGTGCTGGCGGGCCAGGACCCCATACAGCACGATTATACTCATTGTATGCAAGATAACGCAACGAGCTACGGTAATAAAAATGCCAGCGGGGGGCAGAAGATTTCAAGCCACCCTTGCCCGTAGAAAGACCTAATGATTCCCTATCAGTACGGCTACGTTGTGGGCCATAAGGAATACTCATGCCTACGTCGTGGGCAAGGGCTTGAAATGTGGCTCTAGATGCTTTGGACCATGTAGGAATAATGGAAATAACTGTGGCTTGCAGCCAACTTTGAGCCGCCTGCTTAATCCAATCCTGCATATACTTATCAAGTTCAGCTTTGTAAGCAGATAGATTAAGTTTTGGCGCCTTAAAATTTGATTTCCATTTCATTATCGCTTTCTCCTACGTCCTCTAGTTGCTGGTTGTTTTTTAGCATTACCACCAAGCATAGCTTTCTTCTCTTCTAACTCATCATACTCACGAACTTGATTGTATGCTAAGATGAGTGCTTGTATCCATACATTATTATCGTTCCAATTTTCTCTTACTCCTGGGGGTTGGATTCTGAGTCGTTCGCAGGAACGCCAGATTGCATATTCTCCAGTTCGGTATCTAGGCCACAATATTCGCTTGGAACCGGAACTGGACCACGTAGAAAAACCTCGCGGGCTTCCTTTAATTTAGTCTCATCTAAAGCGTTTGCTTGCATCACACAAACAATGATGCGATTAACCTCAGTACCTGAGATACCAGCTTGTTTAAGTTCATCATCCCAATTAGACCATGTTGAAGGGTCATCAATATTAGTCTTCTCCCACTCAATTTCACTGGGTTTAAGAGACTGTAGCACCATATAAGCAAAACGTAGCTCACCGTGTTTAGTGACCCGTTGCTTGTATGATTCATCTTTGTCATTTGGCTTCCAGCCATCTTTCGTGCGAATCCCAGGCGGCTTTGGCGCAGGGCACAAAACTTCAAATGCGTCCATGTCCATGACAGCCTGAGCACGAATAACAATATCATTCCCTTCTAAACGCGGCAGAACAAGGACTTCTTCTGCCGGACCTGTAAGTTCAACGCCACCAATTTTCATATCTGTCTCCCAAGGTTAAAGAAAGCGGAGCGGGTTTAATCGCCCCGCTAAATAATTAGTCTACGCACAACCATCTAAGGTTCCACGTTCTGCACTAGCTTCACTTATATTACAACGACCCGATACAGCGATAGTCGCTTCACCGAGATCGTACTCTAACGACTCGTAACGAAAATCAGTGAATGTAATCATTTCATCTTCATCTGAACCACATGGTACACAATGAAGAATAACCATGTCAATAGCATAAGGCTCGCAAAGATCGTCTGAGCTTGATACCCATTCAGATGCAGCCCCGTCTTGCTTTAACGCATCAACAGGGGTAATATCTTCACTTGTGCCTGTTGTGATATGCTCATAGACAAATTCTAAGGATACTTCAAGTGGTTGCTCGTCACCTTCCTTAACTGTATCGAGATCGCCCCGATCAAGCAAATACTCATACTCCTTAGCTTCTGTCCATGTAATGTTCCCTTCGCCAACTTTTACTTCAATTCGCTGAGAGATAAAAGTTAATACATCAGACTGGGCTGGGGCTACTGTGCCCCAAGCAGGTTCAAAATCGATATTTGTTGTTGGACTAGGGCCACCTTTAACTGTCTCTGTAACAGTAATAACTTGATCACCACCAGCAAGATCAACATCAGCGGCTACTAACATCTCGCAATCCAACTCTCCTTCAGCACCAGTGAACGTAATAACCCAATCGGCTGCAGGACCAGGGCCCCCAGTTACAGTTACATTTCCAGCACCTATTGTTGGCAAAGCTTCTAAAGCGGCTGAAACAGCAGCATTAGCGGCATTCCATAAAATATTACCTGATACTGAGCCTTCATAGTTAAGAGTAAAATTCCCAGACGTTTCAGCGTCATTAATGCCAACAGTTTGTGACTCATCGGTCCCATAACGATCAGTAACGGTATATGTAGTTGTATTATTTGCAGTATTAACTGTAAATCGTGCTCCAATTGGCACTAAGTCAACATCAGTTGCGTTCAAATTTATTGTATTAACAGCACAATCAAGGTCGGCTGCATTTGGAGTAGCTTCTGCAATTACTCCGTTACCACTCAAGCCGTCTTGAATATAGATAGTGGCGTCACGCAATTCAATACGTGCCATAATTTAGTTCCTTTATGATTATGCGCAGCCGTCTAAAGTTCCACGTTCTGCACTAGCTTCACTTACGTTACAACGACCAGACACAGCGATAGTTGCTTCACCAAGATCATACTCTAATGACTCGTACCGGAAATCAGTGAATATAATCCTTTCATCTTCATCTGAACCACACGGTACACAATGGAGAATAATCATATCAATAGCATAAGGCTCGCAAAGGTCGTCCGAGCTTGATACCCATTCAGATGCATCCCCATCTTGCTTTAGAGCATCGACAGGGGTGATATCTTCACCTGTACCAGTTGTGATATGTTCATAGACAAATTCTAAGGATACTTCAAGTGGTTGCTCATCACCTTCTTTAACTGTGTCGAGATCACCTCGATCAAGCAAATACTCATACTCCTTAGCCTCTGTCCATGTAATGTTTCCTTCGCCAACTTTTACTTCAATCCGCTGAGAGGTAAAAGTTAATACATCAGCCTGCGCCGGGGTTTCTGTGCCCCAAACAGGTTCAAATTCAATATTTGATGTTGGAGTAATACTGCCTTTAACTGTTTCTGTAACAGTAATATTTCCATCGCCACCGGTAAGACTAACGTTAGCGCCTACCAGTGCATCACAGTCTTTACTGCCTTCATCGCCAGCGAACGTGACAACCCAATCAACATTAGGGCCAGGGCCACCAGTTACAGTTACATTTCCAACACCTATCGTTACTAAAGCTTCTAAAGCGGTTGTAACAGCAGCATTAGCAGCATTCCATGCAATATTAGCTGTTACTGAACCTTCATAACTAAGAGTAAAATTTCCAGCCGTTTCGGCGTCATTCATGCTAACAGTTTGTTGCTCATTAACTCCATAACGACCAGTAACGGTGTATGTAGTTGTGTTATTTGCAGTATTAACTGTAAATCGTGCTCCAATTGGTACTAAGGCAGTATTAGTCGAATTCAAAACTACTGTATTAATATCACAATCTCCGTCGACTGCAGCCGGAGCAGCTTCTGCAATTACTCCGTTGCCACTCAAGCCGTCTTGAATATAGATGGTGGCATCGCGCAATTCAATACGTGCCATGATTTAGTTCCTTTACAATTTTAGGTACATTTCGTAACGACCATCAATCACAGCTTGTCGAATGCGGTCTTCACGACTTATTTGACCGAAGTAAACTAATTTAACTGACTCACTTGCATTTTTCCGCTGTGTTAAGCAGCCAATCAAAGAGCCATCATCAACAATAGGATCAGGTCCATATTTGCTTACAGGGATACGTGTAGACATAGCCTGTGCAAACTTCCCTCCCCATCTCGCAATTCCATATGCGTCTTCTTGTGACATCATCATTCTGTTAGTTAACAGTATGTTAATATCAGTCCATGTTCGCCAGCATCCATGACTGACTTCTCTGACGAATGGACCGCTGACACGTAGTTCAGCATGATCCTCCCGCGTCGTTTCTGGCTCGCGTTCGTCGACACCTTCGACCAGTAGCGGTAAATTAAGCCCGTCTGCAATGTCCTTAAAGTATACCGAGATTGAAGCAAAAACCCACCGTGCCAGGTTTTCGTTCAATGTTGTTGCCATTATACACCACTCCAGTTAAATTGTTTACACTAACGTTTGCTCTAACTCTAATTTTTGAGTTATGTGTGCAATGAAAACTTGCTCAGGCCGGACACCTTTTACTTCTCTGGCAACAATAACCCAGGCGGTATGCTGCTCAAATTCTTCAATATTTTTCATGTCATAACGTCGCCCGTTATACACAATCCAATCATCATTTGTAAACTCATGGTCAGTAGGCATGTCGCGTGCGTCAATAATAAACATCCGTGTCCCAGCATCATAAGTACCCCCGTAAACAAACATCTTATTTGTTGAAATTTGGGTAATTGTCTGCACAACTTCTCTTGCAATTTTTACAGGTAGTACAATGCACTTACGCACAACAGTTACAACTTTACTAACTGTTTTTACCCCTGACTGGTAATCAGTTTCCGTGTCTATGAGTTTATATACATCGGCCCTTCCGCCATACTGCCTTTTTAAGCTGTAAAGAGTGCGACGAATAAAGCGATTTAGAGTATGATTACCGGCAGCATTAGTCACTGCTAAATTCCTTTTGCTGTGGCATTTCTTGAGGGGGTGAGGTTATATAAGGGCACTTTGTTGAGACGCGATCCATTACACGGCCAACCCATTTAATAACTTCAGTGCTCTGTACAAGAGCGGTAGTACCTTTTTCAATAAGGCTAATGAGAATTTCTCTCTGGTAGTCCTCAAGTTTTTTTATACGTTCAAAAAGCTGTGACTCCCGTTTCCAATCGCGCCAAATAAAGAAAACTATGACCCCTACTATAGGGCCAACGTCTCGTACAATCTGAAAGAATATTTTATCCATAATTACGTCCTTTAAGTTAAAGAAACCGGGGCAGGAGCGGTGCCCCGCCCCGGAATAAATTACACCAAATTAACCAAGCAGGACGCAGCCCAAATCCTCATCCAAGAGTGCAACACCACACAGAAGGTCCAGAGTCACAATTGTGCCCTGGGAAGTGATGTTATACTGCATTGAAACACGCATTGCGACATCGTTGTACACGCCAACACTAGAACGAACACCAAGAGCAGTATTCGGCAGTGCTAACGGACGGGTTACGAGTGCAATAGCATTCCGATGGAATGCAAGGTTATAAGCACCAGGCGGTAAGATGAACGCAGTATTGGCACCGGCTAGAATATTAACCTCTAGCGGACGATCCAAAAGGACCGTATAATCACCACCATCTGTATAAGCCTCAATAATGGTGTACAGCTTGCGCGTCACACCAGTAAGAAAAGCTACCATTTGGCCCACAACAGGTGGCTTCCCTGCTGTATAGTTCACCAGGACAAGGCCCTTAGAGTAACCAGCAGAGTAATTAGCACTTAAATCGCACGCCTTAGCAATGGTGCAAACGGCATTAATTGTCACTGCGCTGAGTAGACCAGTAGAGATGTTCACACTGTTTGTAGTGTTACCATCGTCAGTTTGGGCGGTGATAACATGAGGTTGACCCTCGCCCGCAAACCAAATATACTCACCGACGGTGGCAATATAATTGGCACCAAGGGTAATGGCTAGGTTAGCTGTTTCGCCAATAACTTCAGCAGCATCCACAATGCCGTCCTGGTAATCCACTGAGGTTGATTTTGTTACAGCAGGAACGTTTTGATCCATATAAGTATCAAAACCTAAAATACGCCCCAGGCTAGCTTCACGAAGAGCAGAACCGTCATCGCCCCGTTGATTAGCGGCAAGGAACAGTTCAGTCTTTAGCATCTCAGTCTCAGACTGTGGGGACAAAACTAGATTTCGTCCAGATGCCCACGCCTTTTTAACATTCATCTTTTCTCGACATTCCAGGAGATAATCTTTAGCGTTATCGTCGTCCATCTCCATTAGATTGCCAACCTTGTTAGCAAGGAACTGGTGAGTTTGACCAACTAATACACGATCGACTGTCCGGGCAACTTGCATCGCGGCGGGAGTCAGATAGATGTCAACTAGGTCTTGGAAAGACTTTGAGGCTTCCCCATCCTTAATTGTAAATGACACATAGACGTGTTGATTTAGCTCAACTGGCACATCAGTGACAATTGCATTTTGATTTTCAACACTGTCGGCGTCGGTCTTACGTTGTGTCCTGAACTCAGAGGGCCTCCGAGTTCTTACTATGTCACCATAATTAGCGACAATAGGACTAAAATCTCTGTGAACGAGGCGGGCCATGACCATATTTTCTTCGAGAATGGCCAACCCTTCTTGCAATTTTGTTACTCACCTTTCGGCGGGATTAGTCATTTCTGCTAATCTCTATATGTCGCCATATAGCTCAGACTCTATCTTCACCCTATCCTTTATATATTTTACACAACTTTCAAGACGTTTAAGATGTTCTGAGGATTCATTACGAAGCGTGTGATTACAATAAAGACAAATTACTCCGATTACTTCTCCATCTATATGGTGAATATGTTGGTGTCTTTGACACTTAAACTTTTCACCACAACACTCGCAGTGTGTAATACTATAAAGTTTCTTAACTTCATCAATAGTTAAATTATACCGATACATAGCTTTATGTAAACGTTGGCACTTTTTACAATAATGGTAAGGTTTTCCTTTTGCATTTACAAAAGAATCAAGTGACTTAAATTCCTTACATTCTGTACAAAATGCTTCCTTATCTGTAATGATCCGTACCCATCGTTTACGTTTCTCGTTATAATAATAACCTTTTTGATTCCTTGTTAGAAATGTTTTAACAGGAGTGGTGCGTATAGTCGTTGAGGGTTTCGATTTCTTCGATCTTCCCTGCTGATTGTCTGCATCAAACAGATTGTTACGCTTAGCGTACTGTTGAATACTCAGGTTTTCCAGCATATAGCACCATTTATTACTTATAAATTACTCTATAAGAGGCCCAAGAAACTCAAGCCCAAAGCTCAGGAATAAGCGCCTCATTATCATTGACAAAGCATGCCAAGACAGGATTTGCATACAAAAGGTTCATGGTTTTACTCCCATGTTTGGTATACGCCCTTACAAGGGCAGGTTCCGTGCTGCCCTACGCCGGGCAACTGTAGTTATTTTTCACCCCGTTTTTAACTTAGTGGGATTGAGTACGACGCAGACCCAAGGCTTCCGGGTTTTCCTTACGCATCCTACGATACTGTTCTGCACTCAATTTTCTTACATCAACTCGCCCACCTTCCCCTGATGTTACGCCACCAGTAGCGGCACCCGATCCAATACCACTAACAACATTTGCACGGAAAAGATTGCCATAATATTCAGGCATTTCTTTCATTCGTTGTACTGCTTCTTGGGGGGTGCGTAAAGTTACAATTCGTTCTCCGGTTTTTTCATCGATGTCCGGAAAATCAATCAATGGGACCATTTGATCCTCAAGTTCATTGCCTTCAGTGTCTGTCGCCAGGCGCATTTGTGTTACCGGACGGAGCAGACCTACAATTTGTACAGGGTTGAAAGCTTCTGCTGCAACAGCAGCATCTTGCAATGAGCGTTGAATAACAGAATCCTTATACATATGTTCCCACTTATTAGCTGAATCCTTAAAGCCTGTAATCTCTAGCTTAAACCGTTCTCGTTCTTGCTTTCGTTCATACTCGGCTTGCTGCTCCTTCGTTCTGAATGCCTTCTGCAAATCTTCTAGCTCACTCTCCAACTTTTGACGATGTTCAGATGCCAAAGTTTTGTCAGCAAGCATATCAGTGTAGGCTTTTTCTAAATTTTTGTATTTCTCTTGATGCTTTCGCCGGTCATCAGCAAGAAATTTGTTTATATCATCTTGATTAAAGGCTTTTTTCCTTGCCGCCGATGCCTCTGCGGCTGCCTGACGTGCTTCAGCAGCCTTTCGATCAGCTTCTTCCCGTGCTACTTTAGCCTCTTCTTCAGCTTGCTTTAGACGGGTGACGAGGTTTTCAGAGCCTGCGCCAACATCATCATCACTATCATCACCACCAACATCATCGGCATCATCGTCTTCACCATCAAAACAAGTAAGAACAGGAAAACTATACAACAAATCAAATTCGTAACTCATCTCGTACTCCTTAATCAACCCTACTTAATTTTACTTCATCCGCGTCACGCAGAAAAGGCTTAATATATCTCCAAGCCGTTGCACTAGGAATGCCATGCATAAGGTGCTCAATCTGCGATTGATTACGAGCGTAGGTGGTCCGTACTGACGCGTACCCTTGACTAATGACGCCAAGATTCTCTACCTCAAGATCAGGGTCGACTCCATCCAAAAGGGCGTGGGTAATTTCCCAACATGCTATTTTAATTGCATCTGGTACTTCAGTGTCCTCGCCTCGCGGGAATTCCAATTCCTGCGATAACTCCGCATCGCGGATTTCTTCGTCTGTAACATCAAGTTCTACCCAATTTTCATCATACATGATATCAAAGACTGTAGCTTTGAACCCTTTGAAATTCAAAGAGTCTATAAGTTGTGTTGCCTTAATTAAAGCTTTAGGCCGGTCACCTGCAGCAGCATCATACCAAGCCTCTTCATGAAGCCTATTATCAAAGTATTCATTAGCCTCTGCAAGTGTGCCATAATAACTGTACATGTTAGCGTTCCTTAACTAATGCAAGTCTCTATCTTCTTATTTAGCTTGACCACGTTGAGGCTTTTTAGTTGTTTCTTTGAGTGTAGTTTCTGTAGCTTGTTCCCGCTCCTCCACTCCTTCTCGTGCAGGTTCGCCTGAAAGGTCTTCTACACCACGAGCGGCTGGCCTCTCAAGTCCTTCTTTACCGGCTGTTTGTGCCTTTAGAATCCGTGCTGCTCTATCTGCATGGTCTTTACGGGCTTGCAGATACGCATTTTCTGGGAAACCAAGAGCCATAGAGGCGTCTTGTTCACCGACAAGACCCGCTTCTTTAGACCTGATGATAATATCAGGATTGCTAGTAGTGTAATTAGCTCCATCAATCTCATCAAAAATTTGGTCCATTGTTTCAACGTTAACTTTTCCGCCAAGTAATGATGTTACAATATCCTTGGCAAGTTCTTTTTTAACAGTAACGCCGGGAACAGTAAACATTAACTCAGAAAGTTCTGATGCTTCTTTAATACGATCCTTATCAGTCTTTAGACTATACCGATCCGGATACTTGATTGTTGCAACTTTTCGTTTCTTTATTTGTCGCTCTTCATACGCGGCCCAGTGATCAGTAATTTTTCGTTCGGCACTTTCTAAAACTAATCCTAGATACGATAACCCGGCTTCTAATCCTTGGTCACTCATTTTCATAGCTTCAGCAGAAGTTACTCGCCTACCTACTTTATTTTGAACTGCCAAATTTACAAGTTTACGAATATCATCTTCAAGTTTTTCTTGGAGTTTCAAAGATGCTTCTAGTGGTTCTGGTGACGGGTGAATAAATGCTGGGCGTTCAGCTTTAATATCATAAAACCGTCCATGTGTAGGTCCTACTCGCATATCCCGACTCATTGATCTTTGCCCACCTGCCATAGCAGTCCCATCAGGATTAGCACCATGTTTTAAGTGGTCGCCAACGGCTCGCATATCTTGTTGCTCAGTATAAAATGGGAAGTTGGCTTTTAATGCATAGGAAACATCACTTGAAGTCAGATTAAGTAATGCAGATTGATGTTTTACAACATCTTTTAAGAGGCTGTCACCAATATCTAATAAAACAAATGGAATACGTCGTAGAGCAAGGATTATAGGCTCAGCAATACCTTGTGCGTTACCAACTGCATCGATAGGAGACCCCTCTGAATTATAAAACTGTGCGCGGACAAAACCATCATCCTTATCAACCCAAAGTAATCGATATCGTTCATATTCGCCACTTGGTAGCTCGATAGCACTAAGTTGTTCGGGCGCAATATAATCTAACCCTTTGTCACGTAATAATAATGCTTGAAATTCTAGTGGGTTTTCAGGTTGTGTGCAAGACCATGAAAGAATATCTTCTATATTATACCGATATAAGTACGGTCGTACACCATTTACATCAGCTAATGTTTCACCACGAGTTCTCGGAGCATCAATAAATATGCCAACTTTTCCCATTACAAGTAATTCTGTTAAAACATTAACGCCCATAAAGGCATTCATGCTTGTTCCCCGCATATCAATGCCGCCTAGCTCACCTGCAACAGCTTTCTTATAATCGGCACTACCATTTTTACGAATAACATCACGCATCCGTTGAAAAATAGAGTTTCGGATATCATTTACAGCGGCTTTAGCATATGTTGGAGTTGGGGTAATTTCCATACGCGAATAGAAATCCTCATCAGATTCACGTTCTGTGAATTTTCGCAGATTATTTTGAACAAAATAATCACCGCCTTCGTAACATTCTCGCCACTCGTCCCAATAACCCATAGAGTAAGCAATAGAAGGGTGCCTCGCATCAATTACCCTAAAATTCGTATTGTCCATTATTTTCTCTCCACTATGTCATTTCTACTACTTATAAGAAACGACCAATATTCCGGCCGGTAACAATAGACGCTGCTAATGGTAATGCAATCTCAGCATAATTCAAAGCATGAGCCATATGATCAGCCCCAGTCGTCAGATACGCAGCCTTGGGATTACCGTTTTCATCTTTTTCATACGTTCTTACGATATTTTTCATGTGTTCGCGAAATTCAAAGCTAACATCACCTGGTAACTGAATCCGATCGCTATGATAACGTCCAAGTGTAGCATCTAACCAATTTGTACGGTCTACGGTAGCAATAGGAGCGCCCTCGTCCTCCTCAGATATTGAAACTTCTTTCCCGCTCTGGCCTCGTCGATATCTACATAGATGAACATATCCTGCAAATCTACGGGCAAATCGCCTAGCATCATTAATTTGCGGGTCTGCATCAATAACACAGCCCATTATTTGCCATTCCCGCATTAACCTATCAAGTTCCTCAAATGTATCGCCTGGAACTTTTCCTTCCCATAATACCTTAGCAAATGATGCAGCATTAATGTCGTATCCGTAGTCATCAAAGAAATATTCAACTATAACTACATGATGCACTTTTCCTTGATCAACTCCCATTGTTACCATTCTCTGTCCGCCAACAGTTGGACGAGTAGCTTGATCATTTTTTGAGTAGTTTGCTATACTGGTTTCAAGCTCTGCATCTGATACTTGCCCGCCGTCAGGTATAAATGGCATGCCAAGTTTAGAATTATGGAATTCACAATGGGCAGCTTCATCTCCTAAACCACGAAAATAAGCTAGTACAATTTCTCTTGGCGTGACAGTAGAAGAGTATAACTGATTTATATACCAAGAACGGTGACTGTTATCGGTGTCTACTGTTGGATGCCACTCTCCCTGTGCTAACCAAGTAGGTTTATCTTCATGATCTAATTTATGCTGGCACTCTTTGCATTTTATATAACTTTCCTTTATTCGCGGATCAGTTATAACATCCCCTACAATTTCCATACACTCAGGCCATAGTAATTCTGTTAATTTGCTACAATGTGGACACTTAAAGATAAAATGCTCTTGCGTACCTTGCATATATAGCTTGTGAATCCCATACTTTGGTACTGTGGGTGTTGAAATTGCCCAAACCGATTTGTCCACATGGCCTGACAGACGCTCTAAAGCAAGCCAGATTTGCTTTTGATCCATCACATCTACTTCATCTAAAATTAAGGCTGAAACTGGAATTGATCTTAAATTTGAATCACTTCTGCTTCCTCTGATATAAAGAGTTATACCACCAGCCTGTTTCAAAGCAATTGTATTAGTATCTGTAAAAATTTGCTTTAAGTAAGGGCTATAGAGTAAAGCTACATTAAATCTACCTCTTACAAAATCACTAGCACTCTTTTCAGTTGGGAGAACATACAAAACATCCTTTTTTAATACATCAATCATATAAAATGCAATGTTAATAGCAACTTCCGTTATGCCCATTTGAGCAGCTTTCATAGCTGTATTAAATTCAGCTTTTGAGTCATGTATATCTCTGACCCATGGATGATATTTATAGCCATAAGGCCCTGCAAAATCGCCACCCATTACACGACGATGAGACGCCCATCGGGAGCATTGGTTAAGCGTGCGGCTTTTCAGCCCTTCTGCAATAGCTTCACTAAGTGTTATTAAAAGGTCACTACTCATTAGCCTTCATACCATTAAGTTCAATGTCCAAAGCAGGGGGAAGATTCCTTCCTGACGGGAACCTCTGCGCAGATATATTCATGCAGTCGTGACGAAAATGGAACCGCTGACAAAACTTCCTCTTCCTTGTCCTCTCCCTTTTCCTCTCCCTTTTCCTCTTCCTCTCCCTTTTCCTTTTCCTCTTCCTCTACCTTTTCCTCTTCCTCTTGTCTAAGGCAGGTAAGTTGATTTAATAACTCTTCATCATACACTCGCCATAAGCCGTCTACCCACATCTTTGCTGTTATAGGGTGATTCCCCTCATCCAACCCCACTAATACTATGGCAAGAATGTCTTCCTTTTCACCGGGGAAGGTAATCATTTCAGCTTCAGCGGTCGAAGATTGGCCTAACACATTACCGTTACTGTAGAATACCTTGGCAGTATAAGTTGGATAGTGCCGTATTGGATTTTTTATTAACATTATCTAGTCCTCTTCCCCTTCTTTTTCTTGTTGTTTTGACGGAGACGAGTCCCACTTTTTGAGGCGACTTTCCGACCGTTTGCTCCGGCATTTGATACAATTGTTCCTTTTTTGCTCCACCACGGGTTTAATGGGCGTAAGTATTGGGAGTAAGATTTGCAAAATCATAGTCCAATTCTCAAGAAACCAGCTTCCCGTCACTGTGAACGCTTCTTGTAAACTTCCCTTAGTTTTTTGAAGCCAGGGAGCGGTTGGCATTTTACCTTCTATGGCTGCTCGCCACTTCGCTACTACCTTAGCATCAAAGGAATCGGCAGCAATTCTCCGGTAGATACTTTGACCAAGTATACCACGTCTACGTTGACGCCGGGCAACTCTCCGAACTTTTCGACCAAAATCAAAAGTAAGCATTTATTCTGTCTCCTATGAGTCAATTTCATCTAGTGCTAAAAATAGTCGGGCTATTCCAAGTGAGGCTAAACTTGCAATTGTTACAACTCCGAACGACACTAAAATAAAGCGTCCTAATGGTATCAAGCCTAATCTCCACCACACAACTCCAAACGCAAACCAATGACTCAAACAATATGGACAATGAATTAGTTCTTCCGCCCATCGGCCTAACTTTGACACTTGAGTCCTAAGATACCCCATGACATTTGACTTAGAAATTGTCATAGTGATACTTGCAACAGCAAGACCGATCAGTAGCATCTCAAATAATAAAAACATTAGTAAATATCATAGTCATTAGAGTCATCGTTATTTTTCTTCAAAGCTCCCCTAATCCGTGTTTCAATGCCCGCTTTATCTTCAGGATCAAATCCTATAATTCGTTGAACTTCTTCATTATTAGTGTAAATAATAGCTGTTGGAAGAAGTGCAATTCTGTCTTCTTTAGCCTTTTTCCTGTTGATCATCATGTTAAGATAAAATACACTAAAACCCTCTTTCTCCAGTTTTTTGCCAATTGCTTCCATTTGAGGACATTTGACACACCACTCTGCTGTCCAGATAAGAAGATAGTTTGAAGGATAGTCTTCCTTTACCATCTGATATTTAACCAATTGATTATCAACATCCTCAGACGCGCTAGGGCGATTAGTCTTGACAGTTGAAAAAGCCACAGCAATAGCAGTAATGGTATAAATTGCTACTAATACAGTAATAATTAGTTGTTTCATCGTATATCACCAAATTTGATAGTTTGGAATTTTAACTCGTGGGTACCCGACATAACCGCTCAATGCGATGCTATCACCTTGCTCCATTGCGTACTCAATGACACTTGCGTCGACCCAGAAACTTCCTTTCGGCTGGCCATGACGGGTAGAGCCTCTAGCCCATCCTGAGCCCCAACTATTTTGAATTAATGCTCCAGGCCGCCTGTAATTATCATCAATACCAATAATTGCCATGGCATGGTTCCAAGGCCGGCGCGAGCGGCGGATAAAACCATCTCTATTACGTCGCGTATAGAAGCCAGTACTACTACACATCGCTACTGGGTAACCATTGGCAACAGCATCTCTACACTCTTCCCAAGATCGAACAATCGAGCAAGTTTTTACTGGGTGCTCACGGCAAAGAGGCTCAAGATCATCTGGTACACCCTTCTTGCCAAGAATGCGTGCTGTGGTGCCACTATATTTAGTATAGTCATACTTACCTAAGTAAGGTTGTCGAAGTAGAACGCCCCACTCTCTAACAAATTCAGATGCCCAAACTCCCATCGAACCATCGCCACTAACTTTATTTTTGCCAACTTCAATACGCGACCCTGCGTAAATAATTTCAGTAGCACATTTTGCAACCCACCGTTCCGGCTGTTTACGCATAGCAATTCGTACAGCAGTTAGCACATCAATACCAAGTCCGAAAGCATGGCCGACACAATTATGAACAGAATACCCATTTGCTATGAATGAATGATCATTTTCTACATCCAAACAATAAACAGTTGTTGCAACTTTAGAGATTCTTGAAATTGATTGAAGCTTACGACTTGCCCCAAAATTTCCCCTCTGCTGTACTGGATAAATTCTATTATTTACTCCAGGGTACAGTTTAGCAGTATCTGCAACATTAAAACAAATTGTATAAGCTTGAGCCCTATTCTCTTGTTGATTATTTACTTTTTTTATTACCGGTTCAAAATTACAATAATTAGCAAGGCGGCCCATACCTATAATTAAGTCACTTGAGACACTTACGCCTGAACATCTAGCACCTCTATTTTTTCTAGCACACTTACAATTTTTTCGGCCATGGCAACTTCCATCGCCTTCAAGCCAGCCAAGCAAACATTCTAATTGTATCACTTTTGAGGCTGTTAAAATGTTAATAGGTACTTTTTTCGTATAAGTATTGCCAGGTATTAGATGCTTAAAAAACATAGCAACTGCTTTATTTTGGCATCTTACATATTTTACAGTAGGTTTACTTGGTACTGAATAAACGTTGCATTTAATGCCAAAAATTTGATGCATCGAGATTGCAATTCTATTAGCAAATTTCTCTTCTGTTGCCCCAAGATTAAAATCAACTTTGCACCATTGCCCTGGTTGACATTCAGTTCCATTCGCTCTACTGCAACCGCCCTCTGCTAAATAAGCTCCAATTATATAAGCTAAATTAGTGTCCAAATGAATGTAACGGTTTACCCATTTTGAACTATTTTTTGCTCGTAACTTATCGTCTCGAATCTCGGCATCAGGACAAATATCCAATAAATCCCATGTCTTTTCTTTTGCAGGTCCACAGTATTTTTGAACAAAAACCTTATCATCTAGACTAAGAAGGTTGGCAGGTTTCCACTCACCTTCATTTACCCAAATTAAATGATCTGGTGTACAAACAATATCTTCAATACAACCTTTAGCTTGGAAACGAACCATACTTTTATTAAATGGTTTACGTATAGTTCGAGTAACTTTTTGTGGTACACCTAAATGACTTAAAACAAACTCACCAACTTTGATTCGTTCAATTTCCCTTCGGCTGCCATTAGCCATAGTCACCATTGTTCCAGCATAAAAACAATCACCAATTGCCTGTTGATGTGAAATTAAAGGACCACCAGTAACCTCTTCAAAATACTTGTAAAGTAAAACTATTTTACCCTTGCCGGTGCCTCTAATTGCACCATTTTGCTGACTCAGAAATGGTTTTCGATTAACTGCTATAAAATTTTCACGCGCAGATAAATCATTGACCCAGCCACACTGTAGCGGTTGTTCTGTATTATCATTAATCCCTAAAGGGGCCCCATAGCCAAAGCGGTTAAAATTTAACTGCTTGCTCAATAAGGGTACCCCTGCTGCTGCCAGGATTTGTTTTAACATATCACGTCGGTTCATCTATGCACCCTTTCTGTTTAATTAAACAGTGACGCATAAGTTTGCAAGCTTTTAGCAACTTCTAACCATATAACTCGGTGCTGTTCAGGGGTAGAAAGTTTACCTTGATTAGCTAATGTCTTCATAGCTGTTTGAAACTCTTTTAATACTGGCAGCCATTTGATCAATGAGTTACCTAATGCGGCTCGATTACCGTCCGCAGTAGCTTTAACAATATCATCAACTGTTTGCAAGTTACCTGCTTCAATCTGGTCAGCTATACTCTCAAAACTCATAGCCAACATGTCGGCCTCATCGTCTGTACACTTGTTAATTGAACACCAGTAAGGTATCCATTGACTTAGATCAGTGTTGCTGGCCGGTTTAGCTATATTAGGATACTCGCCAGGACCAATAGGATCATCAGGGTCAACAGAGTCGTCGGGGTTATCAGGGTTGTTAGGGCCGTCAGGTTTAACTGCACCTGTAATAGTTATAGTATGAGTTGCAACATCGACTGTGCCGTTATAAGCACATGCTATAATAAAGATATAGTCACCAGACTTACGAGCACTAAATACAGCAAGTTGCCCGTCCTGGTAAGCCTCAAAATCCACTGTCTCAGGTATTTTAATCCATTTGAATGATTGTGCAACACTTTTAGATAAGTCAAATCGTATAAGCTCGCCAATTACAGCTTCTTCTGGAGCCATAATTATAATTTGAGCAATTTGATCAGACTGTGCGGCGTCATCCGGGTCAGCGGCGCCGCGAATTTGTAATCTGGCCGCTTTTTCTGTTGTGGTTACAGTTGTGTTTACAGTTGAAGCCTTAGCTGGCTGCGATACTCTCATATAAGAGTTAATTAGCAGGCAAGAACTTACAATGACTGCAAGCACCATCGCGGCGGTTTGTAGTCTCTTCCAATTCCGCATTTTTTAATCCTTAAAGAAAAATTCGCACTCTTGTAGATTTGCCGGGCCAACGAATCTGCATATTTACAAAGCAATCTTCACAAATATGACTACCTCCATATTTTACGATTTCACCACATTTGCAAATTGGCATGTCTTGTTGATCCGTTGACTCAGCTTCTAAAAGGCGGCCAGGAGGTAGGGGATTTGGCCGCCCCTTACTATTCTTACGCCGTTTATGGCGTCTTAGCATTCGCCTTAATCGTTGTGACATTAAATTAGTCTTGGTTAAAGATGCTACTTAAAGCTTCAATAAACTGCATAATAAGTTCAAGCAACATCATGATAAAAGTAATGTCAAAGCCAACAATATTGTCATCGACTCCTAAATCTTCGGCTGCGGCACAGAAAGCCATTTGCGCATCAGCATCACCAACACGCATCTTTTGTAGAAATGTGCCGACCCTGCAATCAAGATAATCTTTAGAAGCCTTTCGAGCCACTCTAATTGCTAAACGTCGTTGCCGCCTTACACTCATTCTAACACCTGTCTTAATGTTCATTTCACTTCTCCCTTTTGTTGAGTTTAACCCTGTGCAATACGTGTCAGGGTTTTTGCTAATGCACACCGCTTTTGAGCTAACGGTGACAATTTCCCCTTTGGCTGAGCACAAAATGCTCGCCAAGTAGTGAATCCAGCTTGCTTTGCCATATTAGTTAATGCGCCTTCTTTTATGTCGGCAGCTTGAATCCACTTTTTTGATTTCTTTTTAGCCATAATTTATGTCTCTTTAACCGGTTTCAGGTGTCTATCATGGATGGCCTGGATGGCATCCACGTATTGTGTTGTACCATCGCGCATGTCACGAAAAATTAAATCAAGACACTGACGAATCGTTGGGCTAAATTGTCGGCGCTTCCGTAAATATCTCTGCTCAGCATCAATGCTTTTCTGCTCTTGCGTGCGAGGATCATCTTGCTCCCCGTCTCTATGACTGAAACTCGTCTGAGGGCCAGCCCATTGAAAAATTTCAAATTCCGGTTCTGGGTAAGCGTCGAAAATGTCCTGATTATCCTCATGCCAAGCATGAACTTTCCCATTCTTAATAACAAGCTGCATGATTACTCCCGCGTTATGGTCCAATAATATAAGCTTCACCGTTGCCAGGATTTGCTGCCGGGTTTTTTATCGTCCCCCATCCGCCAGAAACATCGCCGCCTTCCACGTCTATGCCGGCACCATTCTCAGCGTACAATGCCGTTTGAGCTACTTCACCATTGATGATATCACCGTTACAGCGGAAAAATGATTCCCCTTGAACATATACACCCCGTGAACTATGAATAATGCTGCTTGGCGTCAAGGTGCATGTCGAATTGTCAAGCAAGTAAACAGAATTATTTCTTGCCCCAGTAAGAACAGAACCCCATCTTAGGTTGATTAAGGAGTTACTTGAACCCTTCACATGATGAGCGTAAACCTTAGCGTGGTAAGAGCCATCAGCATAAATCACACAACCATCCATAGCTCTTAAAGCGTATGCCCACCCGGATGTGCAAAATCGGTTGTTTAACTGAATAGCAGCCGCGAATTGAAGTAGGATTGCAGCTTCAGTAGTTCCGTAGTCCCCCTCAAATACAATACCATCCCAGATGCCTCCGAAAAAAGTCCCATCTACTAGGAGTCCATTACCGCCGGAAAATTCCAAAACAGTTTGCATCACGGATATGTTGCATGTAATAGCACCACTCGGAAGAGCTACAACATTTGCACGTTGCCATGCTCGCACCGTCGCTACCCTTGTACCAGCATCCCATGCGATTACTTCATGCACCCCAAGTGCAAGCCTTTCGTCGGCCCCACCCGTTGCTGTTCGGAACATGATGTAATCACCGGTCACAGTAGTTTTACCATCAGGGAGGGTTACATCGAAGTCAAAATACTGAGTGCCTGTTGGACCACCCGTCGCTGCTGCATCGATATTGCTAAGGTTACAACTAACATGGTCTTCATACTCACCTTCAAACAACACGTTCGCGCCAAACGGGTATTGAAAAACTAAAGCTGCGGCATTAGGGTAATGCCCGGCGGCAATGTTCACGGCGACTGTGTAAATGCCCGCGTACAAACGACCAACATGTTGAATCGCTCGTGCAACAGTGAGATAAGGGTCTCCAACACCTCCGTCCCCTGTCGAATCATTACCTGTCGTTGTGACATAAACTGTCTCATTTGCTATAAGAATACGAGGCCAATCCTTTGCAACCCATTCAATTACTCCTGTGTCATTACTAGTAAGTACTTCATCATTTCCAGCAGGGAGCCAAGTAGCTGAACTTATACCATCTGATCTAAATATCTGATCACCAACATTTGCAGTCGGGGGTTGAGATTTATAGAAAAATGGTTGATCTTCCCAAGCAACTGCGCCTGCTGCATTACTCCCTAATAATTGACTATTTCCAGCCGTCGACCATGAAGCCGCATTACTACCAGTGGAAATTAAAACTTGATCATCGTCAGTAGGTGCAGCGGCAGTAAAAAAGAATGGTACATCAATCCATTGTGCATCGCCACCAGCGTCAGCTTGAAGAAGTTGAGTTACAAAACCAGCAGCCGCAGGTAAAGTCCAACCGCCGACATCGAGAGATGTACCGGAGGGCAGTTGCTCTACTTGGCCGGCATTAATAGTAAGGGGTAGACGAGACATTCTTCTCTCCGAGGAGACTTATAGCTTTATAGGCGGCTCTATTGATATTTCCATTTCAGTGGTACTAATAGCCTTTCCAATTCTGATTACAAACTCCCCCACCGCTGCTGGGGCTGTTTCTGTTAAGTAACCAGCGGTATCTTTACTGAGATAGTATATGGCTTTGACTGTTAAACCACCGGCCGTACCTGCTACTACGTCCCATTGTCCTGTTGTTGCGGCAAGGATACCATCTGTTATAATATAGCCCGAAGCTGCAGCCGCAATTGTTACTGGTTGCACCAATCCGAGAACCTGTGTTGTACCAGTTGCATCTGCTTGTGCAAGATCAATTTGACCGGCTGATTCACAATATACAGCCATACCGATATTGATTGTACCAGCATTGTTATTGGTCATGCTGACTACATCTACTTCGGCAACAACTGCATCTAAAGTGTCACCGGCTTGAATCTGTTCAATTTGACCGGCGTTTATTACAAGAGGTTTTCGTAAAGCCATGGAAAAATCTCCTTATAGTCGTATAGGTAGCTCAATCTCTATATCAAGCGTAGTTGTGTCAATTGCGCGCCCGACTCTAACTACATACTGTCCGGTAGTAGTAGGGGCTACTGTAGTAATTTTACCAGCTATTACTGCATCAAGGAAGTACGTAGCTCCTGGCGTAAGCGTCACTGCACCAGTTATGTCTGTCCAATCTGCACGTTCTACTTGCCCTTCAGTAACAAAATTACAAGTAAATGTAGGTGCAGCATTTGAAATTGCAAGTCCGGCTACCTGTACTGTACTAGCGTCATCAGCCTTAGCTGTTGCAACATGTGTGTTTGCTTTTAGATAAAGCGGGTTACCAATTTTAATTTGAACATCTGCTTCTGCTCCTAATTGAACTACACCTGATGCTGAAATTGTAATGGTTCCGGCACCATGACTAATAGTAATGCCGCCGCCTTGGATAAGAATTTTGTATTCAAGACCTGTAGTGTCAGCAAGCACGCCAAGTATTGAATTTGCTGCACCGGGATTCTTTAGTAATTGAATTACATTAGTTACATTATTGAGTAATTTTTCAAGGGCAACAATTTCAGCAGAGTGACGATTTCCAATTTCACCGTCAGGGTGTTTGAATACTTCAGTAGTTGGGCGACTATTCGGCGTGGTGCCATCCCACAATTGTCCATCTTCAAATTTTGGTGAGGGCAGAGCCATTATTACTCTCCAAATTTCTTTATCCCAAGCGCGAGTGCAATAGCACCTAATTGCTTCTCTGCTTGGTCAAGCCTGTCGCCCCATCTTTTTTCATTTATTCGTTGCCAATTACTTACTTGATTCTCAAAAGATGTGCGACATCGATTTGTTTCTTTAGTATGTTCGTCAATGCGGCTGCCTAAATTCAAAAGTTGACGTTGTAAAAAATTTACGGTTTGGAGAACTTCTCCAGCGTGTGAATAGATACTGTACAACTTTTTCATGTCTTCATTTAGTTTAGTTATTTGTACCATTACATCTTCAGGTACAGTTAACTTACTAATTTCAGCCTGCAGTAATCCTAATTGCTTCTGACGTGCCTTAATGTCATCTATAAGATTTGGCATGGCATCTGCATTAACAGCTAAATTTGCTACAAATTTTTGTGTAGCTTGTAGCTCTTTTGTAATAACCAGCCAATCTACTCCGTCCGGTGCCCCACGAATCAAGGCATCAGGACGTGTTACAGATGTGCCATCCCAAACTTTCATAATGTCACCTATTTTTCTAAGCCACTCTAATTTTGCCGCTAAGTCATGTCGTAGCTTGCAGGTTATACAAAGTGGCCAATGACCATCTGGATGAGCGTCGCCGCCTAATACCATATATTTTAATGGTTTTACTTGACCGCATGCTATACACCGTTTAGTGAATTTCTTTTCCAAGGGGTGCATTAGGAATCGGCTCCGGTTGCCAAAAATGTTCTAGTCCGGTCCAATAAAGTCTTCCCCAGGCTTCCGTGTCGACATAATCATTGACATCTTGTCCTACAAAACAACCTTTATCATTACACAAAAATCCCTTCTCCCCGGCTTTATATTGCCATAAAGCCGAAGGAGAACATCCTATCAAGAAAAAAAGTATTAACGTTAGAAAGTAGAGGTATTTCATGATTCAATTGGACTCCATTTCATTCAATTGCCCAGCCACGGCTATGCGATCGCGCCGTCATAGTTATACCATCCTGAGTAATAGTTACTTTCGCCAGTTGGCACTGTTGCCTCGCCTCCAGCTTCATGGCAATATGAAGCTGGAGGAGACTACCCACTAAAATGCGTCTATATCAGGTGCTTAAGATTAAATGCTGTCATCAACACAGTATACATATCGTCATTACTGTCATCTATAGCAGCTTGTAAAGCTAAAGCTTGCAAAGCTTGAGCCCCTGGAGTCAAAGGATTCCCAGCGCCCAATCCGGATACCACAATACCAGCAGTAGTGCCTTGCGGCGGCGGCGTTGTAGTAATTATCCCCATCGTATTCAAGGCTGCCAAAGCAAGTCTAACTGTCTGCCCGCTAGTAGTTACAGAGGCGGCTCCTGGTGTGCCACCAGCAAGATCAACATCATTAACTATAGTAAGAACATGATCGGCTCCGTCTACTGAAGTGCCGTCAAAAGTAAGAACGACAGGAGTAGTAGATAACGGGCCGCCAGAAACAGAAATGTCACCATTTGTCCATGATCCTAACCCGCCTCCAGTGGCAGCTACATCAATAGCTGTTTCAATAGTTGCCGCAACATCATTATATACAAGATTAGCTGTTGTGAATGCAGGCTCGCCAGCTACGTTAACTGAAAGCGTATAATTACCACTTGCTACTGCAACAGGGAAGATAGCAATTGATTGCACTTCGTCCACTGCTACGACACCAGGAGTAGTTGTTGACACAGCACCAGGAGTTCCAGGCCCAGTTAAATCGACATCAGCTATAATTGTATCTACGTGATTACCTTCAATAGTAGTCCCGTCGAATGTGAGAACAACAGCGCCGCTGGTTAAAGGCCCGCCAGAAACAGAAATGTCACCATTTGTCCATGACCCTAACCCGCCGCCAGTGGCAGCCACATCAATAGCTGTTTCAATAGTTGCAGCAACGTCATTCCATAAAAGATTGGCTGTTGTGAATGCAGGCTCGCCTGCTAAGTTGACGGTAAGTGTATAATTACCACCGGATACCGTGCCATTGAATGTTGCCACTGATTGCACTTCGTCTACCCGAACAACACCTTCATTTGTTGTGGTTACAGCACCAAGGGTACCAGGGCCAGTTAAGTCAACATCAGCTACAATTGTAGCTACGTGATCACCGTCAATAGTAGCCCCATCAAATGTAAGAACAACAGGGTTGGTAGTCAGGTCACCGCCAGAGACAGAGATGTCACCATTTGTCCATGACCCTAACCCACCACCAGTGGCAGCTACATCAATAGCTGTTTCAATAGTTGCCGCAACATCATTATATACAAGATTAGCTGTTGTGAATGCAGGCTCGCCAGCTAAGTTGATAGTGATTGTATAATTGCCGCCCGTTACTGTACCATTGTATGTTGCCAATGATTGCACTTCGTCTACACGGGCAGCACCTTCATTTGTTGTAACTGCAGTATTAACTGTTCCACCACCGGTTAAATCAATGTCATTAGCTATAACTAGCACATGATTCATACTTGCAACAGAAACACCATCATATGTTAAAACAACATTAGCTGTGTTAAGGTTGCCGCCAGTAACAGTAATATCTCCATTTGTCCAACTAGGCACAGCAGCCGCTGTAGCTGCTACATCAATAGCTGTTTCAATAGTTGCGGCATCTGCATCAAAGAGAAGATTAGCTGTATCAAATGCATCATCAGTAGCGACGTTAATTGTAAGCGTAAAATTACCACCACTCACTGTACCAACAAACATCTGTTGTTCTTGTACTTCATTAACAGCAACAGCACCCTTAACTGATTCAGTTACGGCACCAGGAGTTCCGACGCCAGTTAAATCAATATCATTGATTATTACTTCTGTATGATTTACACTAGCAAAATTAGCCCCATCGTATGTTAGGACAACAGGGGCAGCGGTAAGGTCGCCGCCAGAAACAGTAATGTCACCGTTTACCCAACCTGTGACGCCGGCCCCAGTAGCGGCTACATCAATAGCTGTCTCGATAACAGCAGCAATGGAGTTGTACGCAATCCCTGCTGTATCAAACGGAGCTTCACCATTCAATTCAACAGTAAGTGTGTAGGTACCGCCGTCTACTGTGCCTGCAAAAGCAGCAATATTTTGTGTTTCGGTAACGGCAGTGACGCCTTCAACCGATGTTGTTATAGCACCAACTGTTCCAACGCCAGTTAAATCGATATCATTGAGTAAGACTTCCGTATGATCTGCGCCTGCAAAATTAGTCCCGTCGTATGTTAGGACAACAGGGGCAGTGGTAAGGTTACCGCCAGAGACAGAAATGTCGCCATTCACCCAGCCTACGACGCCAGCCCCAGTAGCGGCTGTATCAATAGCTGTCTCGATAACTCCGGCAGCGGCGTCATGTACGATGTTTGCTGTATCAAATGCAGCTTCACCGGTTAGATTAATAGTAAGTGTATAGTTACCACCACTGACTGTGCCGATATATGCACCAATTTGCTGGACTTCGTCAACGGCAACAATGCCTGGAGTAGGCGTAGTTACGGCACCTGTAGACCCGCCGGTTAAATCAACATCAGTAATTGTTGAAGCACCTTGATTTGTTACTGCAAAATTAGCCCCATCGTATGTTAGAGTAAGAGCACCAGCATTTAGATCAGTTCCTAATGCTACACTAATGTCACCGTTTACCCAACCTGTAATACCGGCCCCAGTAGCGGCTGTATTAATAGCATCTTCAATGTCGCCAGCAACTGCATCATAAGCAATATTTAGTGTTGTAAATGCGGTCTCATTATCTAGGTTGATAGTAAGTGTAAAGTTACCACCTGTTGTAGTACAATTGTAAGCTGCAACTGACTGCACTTCGTCTGCTTCTTCGTACCCAGCAGGGTAGTCCAAGTCGCCTTGCATATCCATATAGCGTTGAATTTGTCGAGTTATAGCACGATCTGTACCAATCCGTATGTCGTCATGCCCGCCGGAATCCCATGTCCTTGCGTTTGCTAAAAGGTCTGTATATACGCCCATTGGATAACTCCTAAGTTTTAGTTAATTCTTGTAAGGACCCTATAGCATTAACAGGGACACGTGCATCCTCCCATCGTGATGTTCTCATTGGGAACACGTTACCATAATCTAATGTAGGACTATGTTGTGGCACACTTGATTTCAAACGCAACATTCGCAACAAAAGTTGCAAATATGGGAAGTTTGTGGCTCAAGTTGCCAACGCTCGAAGCAAAATGCCCCGAGCACCATTCACGTCTCTATTAAGACCGTTGATCGTGTTGAATGGACCACGCTCAACGACCATCCCGTTGCGTGAATCTGTTCGCGATGTCCATGCCTCGCTGCAAGATAGCACGATTTTGCCTCGCTTATAAGCAATCCACGCGAGAAATTGCTTGAAGCGGTAGTGCCCGAGACCGAGCATAGCGCGAACCGTCTTTGACGAAACTCGGCGTGATGCTTTGGTCACCATGTTTGAGACTTCAAACGTAGGGAGAAGAATCACGTCGTAATGCTTTGTGAGAAAATCGGCAGCCCGCTTGTGCAAGTCATTGATGAGGTCCTGTACTTTATTACGTATCGAAAAGATTCGCTTTTGAAAGTACCTCCATCTGTCTTTATGGCACCGCTTCCACATCTTCGGAACGCGGTTAAGAAACTTTTGCCGTTTGCTATAAAGCTTGTCGAGTCGCATAAGCATCGGTCGAATCTGTTTCGCAAATCCCTGGCCGATCTTCACACAATCTGCCGGAGAAAACGCGGTGATAAACGTTCTGACACCCGGATCGCAAGCGACAATTGCCGTGGCTTGACTCTCGCTTTTAACGATTGCTACTTCGATCTTACATATCAGAAACCACCTACCATTTTCCCAAACTACATGTGCCATCTTATTGATGGCCGCTGCCGGAAGCCCTTCAGTGATATGACACTGAAGGAAACTTGGAAACGGTCCACCACGGGCAAGTCGCTGCACAACAAACGATTGCTTCGTAGACTTCCGCGTCCGAAACGAAAAATCGCATTTTTCGCCTCGTTTTCGTTTACGAATCACCGCTTGACGTGTTAAGTACGCTTCATTTACTGCTTCGTCAAGCAATACTGAGGGGACATTAGGATACTCCTCTCGAACTTGTTTGCGAATACTCGCACGAAACGTGGTTTGATTTTCAACTAAGTCACCCTGCTTCCACTTTCTGAATGCTTCGATGCAGAAATTGTAGGCGCGACGCGCAGCCCGAAGACACGCAAACCACTCATCTCTATTCTTTGGGTAGATGCGAATCTTTCGCGAGACTTCTCTTGTTTGCGGACCTCTTTCCATAGTAGGAATTGCAAAAGGAAGTGATGAAGCCGATAAGCAATTCCGTGCTGAACTGTTCGTATTCTTCACTCTCCGAGCTAAGTGAGACAACGGACCCATCGCTGCGCTCGAAGAAGCTTTCGACGAATCGGAATCCAACTCGCGACAATCTGTCACGGTTGGACACCACAACATTGATTGCAACTCCCGACAGCGCTCGTTCCAATAGGGTAACAAATCCCCTTCGTTTGAAATTGAAACCAGAGCCGATGTCGGTAATGACTTCAATCTTCGGGAACGCTTTGTTGATTTGCTCCCTTTGGGTGTCAAGGGAAGACAATTGCTTTCGGGAGGAGACACGGGCGTATCCAACATATTCTGCGCAGTAGGCGGCAACGCCAATGCGAAATTGCTTGCCTTTAGTTCGCTTGATATATTTGAATTCATCATTAGCAATCCACCTACGAATCGTTTGTGGCGTCACGCCATATAGGCTCGCCACTTGTCCAGTAGTCTTCCACTTCACGATGTTGCATTTGTTGCGTCTATTTCAAGCAGTCGCTCCTCTTCTATCTCAATTCTATTTGTTTTAACCTATTTGTCAAGTAAAGAAATCGTGTATACTGTATGTTTCACTTATACCTGTTGGCGGGGTTAAGGCGGCGGGCGGCGGGCGGCGGGCGACGGGCGGCGGGCGAACACCGCTGAGAAGCCACCTGAAGCAGTCCAGAATCGATGTTTATTAAATCTAAGGTCCCAACACCATTAAATAATAGGACCGCTTAAACGGCCACACAAGGACGAGAATCATAGAGTCAATGTAGCTTGCAGGTTGTCGGGGTCAAGAGCTACCGAGCGCCATAAATCTTGACCCCGAAAAGTGGCGCAAAAGAAACCCGCGCCACAAATAAGAAATGGCGCATAATTAAAGCCCCTCTGACATAGGTGTTATCCCCTACTGTCGAGGGGCTCATTGTGCGTCCGTTCGTAGTGTCAAGCGCCCGCCTTGTTAGGGGTATGGCGGCACCCACCAGTTTCTCACCTGATACACTACCAATCCGTCTGTGGCACCTAAATAATATTTATAACCGTGCCACTACATACACTTCTACTAAAATACTAAACTCATACATCACGACAAACCAAACCGGCTGTTACACTGAGGGCAGTTCTCATCACCACAATGACCATTTTCAGCGAAAGGCTGAACTGCACTAGGGCGGTTTGAAGGCGGATAACGGTTAGACCACTGGCGCATTTCATCGTCAGAAAGCCCTGTCTCCTCAGAATCTTCACAGTTTACGTCTTCGCCGGACCAGAGCGCAGCAAGCCTATGGCCATGTCGCCCAGCAACTCTACGCCAATAATCAAGCAAATCAGAGTCGCCGATTAATTCGACAAGGCCGCGCCAATTGGTCCGAGTAATACCACCGATGACCTTATCAATATCGTCAAAAGTTAAACTTTTGACAGCATCAACAAAGCGAGCATGTAAGGCAACCCAGTTGCAAATCTCCCGAGAGTTAAGACTGCCCCCATATAAGCGAATCTCAATACTGCCGTGACACAGATAAGCCCGCCAATTGACAAACTCAAAACGATCACGAGCCTCGACAAAATCCTCAATATGCTCGGCACATCGAATATCGTCAGGTCTATACTGAGGGGAGCCACACATTGAATTGTCAGCACGTATATTACTAACAAATTTCTTCCAAAGCGGGTAACTCTTGCGATAGGCATAAGCTACTTGAAGTATCTCAACGCTTGAAAGGTCACGGGCGTCAATATGGACATGAAGCCCACAACTCCGATCAACGGTCCAACGCATAACTTTAGCTTCTTCGCATATTTTCCTAATTTCAGCAAAACCTTCATCACCCTGCAAAATTGGAGAAATGAATTCACGCCCAGGAGTGGAACATTCATAAACACACCCCCATTCCGTGATACCTTGCAAACTCCTATGATCATTACAACACTCTGTCTCTATTTCAACGCCATAACAACGCTTGGAACCGACACGATCAAACGTGCTAGCACAACCACTCCAGGTCTGAACTTTCCAAATCTCTGCGTGACCGAAACACCTCTCACAAAAAGGATCACCATCCCAGCCACGCATATCGCAGCGATTATATGATCCGCCACAATTAGAGCATCGAAAATAATGCTGCTCAAAACATTCTTCACAATACTTATTGTCGCCTCGCGGAGCGTTGAAACACGAATTGAGAGAAAACACCTCGCCGCAAGTAGCACAATTGAACCAGTACAAATCCCAACAGGCGGTACAATACTCTTCATCAGAATTCGTAGGATGGGTACGAATCTCAGCAGCCGCTCGAAAGGTACGACGACCGCAATGTGTACAGATGGAAAAAATAGCATGGTCACAACTACTGCATCTCTGCTTATTATCGGGGCCAAGCCTAAGATCATTGCACTCGCCCCAACTACTATACCGAAGAAATTTACCACAATCTATACACTCGGCGTAAAGATCATCGATGCATCTCTTACACATTGAGCCTTCAGGTGTTGAGCGCATAGAGCTAGGCGACAACTCGCGTCCACAGTCGCCAGCACAAAGAGCCGAGCCGCCGGACAAAGGGGGGAGAGGGTCGCCATTAAATAGACTTGGCTGTGTGTCTCCCGTAGCCGCTTGCCACGACTCATGATAATAAGTGGTTGGTGGAATAAACGGCACCGGTATCCCCTACTCTTTTTGCTTACTTGAAGTACGCATGTAGCCACAGATTGTGCAGCGGTAAGTTCGCGAAGTGTTTAACCGGCATAACGCTCGGCAGTCTCATCAACCGTAGGAAGGGTTAACAAAGCTCCCGAACCGTCAACCTCAGTGTACCCATGAGCATCAGCATACTCATCAGTAGGAGAAATATCATGCTCACTGGCATCAGTATACTCTGCCCATGCTTGTTGCCATTCAACATCATAATCCCGGGGAGGCAAATCTTCTCCGGCGGCATCCTTATTCTTGAAATACGGACTAACATCTTGACCAGTGGTCCAAGTGCCGCCTTCTTTATGGTAGGCAGAACTGCCTCTTCCGTGGCCGTAAGTAGCCTCAGTGTTCCATGATGTGTGACCGCACCGGTAGTTTGTGTACCAGGGGCTATGTGCTGCCGATACAAATGGCTTGAGCGGGGAATCGGCATCGAGGGAATTGTCGACAGTACCATCAGGGCTGATCCTGATTACTTGACCGTCTTTCAGCACTTTACTGCCACCACCGGTACAGCTATCAAGATGCAACCAGCTTGACGAGTAATAAAGTACACCGTCGATAATGTCGTAAGCAAGTTCGCCACTATGGCAGAGCAAGTAGAAATATTCTCCGTCAAACCAAGTTAATCCCCAGTAGCCGGCAATATCCTCAAGACCTTTTTGATAATTACCCCGCGCTTTGTTAAGCGCCCAAAACAGGTGCTCAGAATCAACTTGAAACTTTGCAGGGGCTTGGCAAATCCCATTGTGGGAACCAATGATTCGTCCGTAACGGAACGGGTGGGCGTTGCGACGGTTCACCCTGCCGCGAGTAGCAAAACGAGTATGACCGGCTACAAACCAGCTTGAGCTATGCGAGTATTGAAGCCACGCCTTCATACGCTTTTTGCGTAGAACGTCGGCCGGATCGCCCGCGCCTTTTGTCATTTTCCCCGATGAATCAAAGAAGCCTAGTGAGTCTGTACCACGCTCCCGATTTGCCCACGTTAGCGCCCGGATAATTCCTATATCCCAGCTTTCCCCAGGTTGAACTACAACAGCGCCGAAAATTCCACACAAAGGTCAAAACCTCCGTTACGGCAATTCGAGTCACATATCAGCTACCCACGCCGGGCAAGCCCTTGACAATGCTGAGCAAGGTGCCGCAACAGGTTGCCTCGCTCTACTTAAACTATATCACATCAGGACCAAAAGTCAAGCTGCACGCACGATTTTCTTTTTATTTTCTGATTAACTAATTCGCACCCTTCGGAGGTGGCGGGGAGGACAATTTACCGATCCCGGCCCTCGAAGAGGTTGCTGGCCAATGTATCGAGCCCTATTAGCTAACCAATCGGCAAGATTGGTATCACTGATTAAGCCAGCAAGAATCCGAAATTGCTTATTACCCTCATAATTAAACAAAAACTGTATAGCGTTAAAAGACAACTCTTTGACACAATCCATAAATCTGCAATGAATGGTAATCCAATTGCAAATTTGATCAGCGTCAAGAGTCCCCTCAAGCAAACGAACCTCAAAAGTCTTATGAGCATAGTAGGCGGCTAAATTAACATAATTGTAACGATCAGTACGACAGGAAAAAGTTTCAAATTTTACACCATCCTCACAAGCCTGTTGAATGTCCGAAGAACTATATGTTGGACTATGGCAATAAATGTCACGAGCCCTATGACTACTCACGCAGCGCTTCCACATTGAATAAGTCTTAGCGTAAGCATAAGCGATTCGATACAACTTTTGATCGGATTCGTCACGCATATCAAAGTGTGTATGACAACCGCAATTATCATCTACTTCCCAGCCCTGCTGCGTGGCAAAAACCAACAAACTCCTAATATGATCAAAGCCCTCATCCCCATACAGAATAGGAGAATCGAATTCAGCCCCATCAACACTAGGGTCATCCTTGCACCCAAAATGAGTTTGATCATACAATCTGCCGCGACGAGGGCAGCAAGAGGTCTCTATTTCGACGCCATATTTCCGCTTGGAGCCGATGCGCTGATATGTTGCGAAGGACACGTCAAAAGGCTCTGTGTCCCAGTAATCCCTGCATCCTGCCCGCCGTCTATATCGGCAAACGCCGCAGAAGTAGCCATTTTGATCCTGATACATCTCACCTCCAATATGCTGCATGTCGTGGTAATTGCGAAAAGCCCCATGCGTCGGGTGCCGAATCAAATCGCCACAGTCCGTGCAAATGGCATAATGGGTATCAAAGCACTGAATACACAAACGCTCAAAGATGGACCTCTCAGCGGGGGGTCGAATTTCGCCGCATTCCCGACATGGGAGGGTGGGGAGTATTGTAGTAGGCACTGTTGCAACCCTTTAATTGAGAGAACCAGGAGAAAAAACTTCAATCCGCTTAACTAGCCAATCGACAAGATCGACATCATCAATAATTTCGACGAGGGCCGAAAGAACGTGCCTAACGTCGCCAGCAAGCCAGCAATGAAGATCGTCAAAGCTAAAACCTTTGACATAATCCATAAAGCGAGCATGGATTGTAATCCAGTTACAGATCGTCTCAGCGTCAACAGTCCCCTCAAGCAGACGAACCTCAAAGGTTCTATGATCCTCATAAGCAATCAGATTAACATAATCATAACGATCGCAGTCAATACAGAAATCTTCAAACTGAAGCCCCACTCCCTCTACTTCTCTGCGAATGTCAGCAGCCATGTAACTTGGTTCATGGCAGTAAGAATTGTCTCGGCGTTCCCTACTCACACAACGAGACCAAAAGTAATAAGTCTTAGCATAAGCATAAGCGATACGAAACAACTCTTGAGCAGATTCATCACGCATGTCATAGTGTGTGTGGCAGCCGCAATCACTGTTTGTTGCCCAACGCTTTTCTTCGGCGTAAGCCAAAAATTTCTCAATTTCAGCAAAACCCTCATCCCCATAAAGAATAGGTGAAGGGAATTCGCTACCGTCAATGGAGCAATCTGCTTTACACCCAAAAATGGTACTGCCGTGCAAATCTTCAAAACCCCTACAACTGGAAGTTTCAATTTCAACGCCGTACTTACGCTTGGAACCGATGCGCTGATAAGTTGCAAAAGACACGCCAAAAGGAGTAGGCGACCAATACGCGACGTGTCCGCCCCTGTTATAATTAAGCCAGCAGCCAAAGCACAAAGGATGCCCAGAGTCGGAAACATAACTCGTACTACGTGGCCGGATCAAAGCGCCGCAACCCGTGCAAACGCAATAATGCCGCTCAAAGCACTGTTTGCAAATGCCGTTAAAAACCGACATATCCTTACGTCGATGCCGCCAGCCGCAACTGTCACAAAGAACTCGCTCAAGCATGTATGAGGGCATGAGCTTTAACCTACAAAGTGTTTTCAAAGTTATTCTTGTACCTACACTATATTATACCCTCTACCAAGCCCTTGTCAAACAAAAACCGTTAAAATCAATAAATTATATAGTCGGGGTCAGTGGGAATCTCACTCTATATAACACCCCCATCCTCACAAAGCGGTCAAGTGCTACTATACCTGCGACGATTGATACAATTCCCGGGTGGGTTATCAGTCAGGGCAGAGTATTGTAAGATGATGTAAGCCCGGCGTCCCCATCTCAACGGTTTATGCTAGTGCTGGTGCCGCCAGGGCGCCTGTTCATTTGATAGCGTCCCTGGGGCTTGGCCAAAAATTCTCTCCGATGCGCGCTGGTGATAATCCTCCGCTTGCTGGGTGGCAGCTAGAGTTTGTTCAAAATCTCTTGTCGCCGAGGCTTCCGGCACCTATTCATTCAATAGTGATTCCAGGGCCCGGGCAAGAGCTTGCTCTGCCGTACCTACGCTCGGCCGCCTCATACGCCGCTGATTAATTCTTGTTAATCGACGAATCAGCCAATCACTAAGATTGTTATTACCAATAATTCTGATGAAGGCTGAAATATTGTGCTCAATGCTTTCGCCAAACAAACAGTCAAGCTCATCAAAATTGAGATTTTTTACATAATCCACAAAACGAGTATGGATCATTATCCAGTTACAAACAGTACGAGTGGCAATTGTTCCTTCAAGCAGACGAATCTCAAAAGTCTTGAAACGGTTGTAAGCGCTTAAATTGGCGTAGTCGTAACGTTGCTGCCTGGCAAAGCTATTAAAAGGTGCCCCTGTCTCACAACATCTACGAATATCGTTACCCGTATACCCCGGTCGGTGGCAGTACGAACAGCGTCGTCGCCGGGGGCTTACACAATGAGACCAAAAAGAATAAGTCCTAGCGTAGGCATAAGCAGTATGGTACAACTCTTGGTCAGATTCGTCACGCATATCCAAATGGATATGACAACCACAACCGCTATCAACAGTCCAACCCCGACTCCTTGCGCCAGTTAAAAACTCCCTAATCTCAGCAAGACCCTCATCGCCGTAAAGAACCGGTGAAGGAAATTCTCTACCGGAAATGGAACCATCGTATTTACAGCCAAAGACAGTATTGCCGTGTAGCTCTTCAAAACCCCTACAAGTGGAAGTTTCAATTTCAACGCCATACTTGCGCCTGGAGCCGATGCGCTGATAAGTTGCAAAAGACGCGCCAAACGGGGTGAGGGGCCAAACGGTGTCCCCCCGTCGAGTGGCATAACAAAAGGGGCACAGAGGTCGCTGGGGATCGTTGTAATATTGCGGGTGAGGTACATCAGAGCGGGCCAACGGGCTAGGGATGAGAAGCATCCCACAATCAGCGCAAAGTTGGTAAGAGCGGGTAAAACATTGATTACAAATACCGTCAAGAACCGACATATCCTTACGTTGGGTACTTTCGTGGCAAATGTCACATTGAACATAGTCAAGCATGCATGCAGGCATGGGGCCCTCTTAATCAAGTAAGCCGGGAGAAAAATCTTTAACCCGTTTGGTCAGCCAATCGACAAGATCGGTATCATCAATAATTTCTGCGAGAGCAGAAAGAACGTGCTCAGCAGAGCCATCAAGCAACTCGTCAAGAGTATTAAAGCTGAGGTCTTTAACACAGTCCATAAAACGGGTATGAATTATTACCCAGTTACAGATCGTCTCAGCGTCAACAGTCCCCTCAAGCAGACGAACCTCAAAGGTCTTATGGACACTATAAGCACCGATATTGACATAATCATAACGATCATAGCCGTTGGAGTAATGGGTGAAAGTGCTCGTTTCTGGCCGTTGTGCGTTTTGTTCGGCATGCCGAACAAGAGCGCCAGTCCCATAAGTTGGGCTATGACAGTAGTTGCTTTCTCGGCGATTCTCACACACGCAATGAGACCAAAAAGGATAACTCTTAGCGTAAGCGTAAGCGATTCGATACAACTCTTGATCGGATTCGTCACGTATGTCAAAATGTGTATGACAGCCACAATCCCTGTCTACCGTCCAATGCTTTTCTTTGGCGTAACTCAAAAACTTCTCAATTTCAGCAAGACCTTCATCACCATAAAGAATAGGTGAATCAAATTCCCGGCCAGCAATAGTACAATCATTCTTGCAGCCAAAAATGGTAGCCTTGTGCAGTGTTTCAAAACCCTGACAAGTGGCAGTTTCAATCTCAACGCCATATTTCCGCTTGGAGCGGATGCGTTGATAAGTTGCAAAAGACGTGTCGAGCGGTGTAGAAACCCAACGAACTACCCCGTCCAAGATAACCCAGCAATGCCAACATAGTGGGGTAAGCCTTTCAGGATCATGGTAGTAAAAGGCATCCCGCCCTAAAGAGGCTCTACCGCTGGGCAGCCTTAAAAGTGCTCCACAAGTAGTACAAAGCCTGTAATGCACTTCAAAACACGTGGCGCAAATGTTGTTAAAAACGGACAAGTCTTTGCGCCGAAACATTCTGTTACAAGTATGGCAAGTAGCTCTGTCAAGTAAGCATGACGGCATAGCCTATCTCCTATTTAATCACTACAACTGTATGGCGAGCTTTTTCGACTTGCTCCTCTGTCCAGTAGCCGTACAATTGTGGATTGTTGCCGTAGTCAGGCTCAAACTGAGCCGGGCTGGCGCAGATATGGTAAATCGCGTGGGCAATCTCACAACCAGGGTGGCGGTAGCTATGGTCAAATGCTGGCACAACCAAAGGTGTGCCGTCCGGGAGACTAGCGGTCAATCTACGGAGTTCGCCAAGAGTTTTCATGTTATACTGGTCCCCGGAGCGAGTTTACGGTACAGAGCGAGTTAGCAAGGGCAAACCGGCCCGGCCTAAGCCGATCGTGAACGTGCGCCCCATCCGTAAGAATAGCACCGCTTCCCGTTTGCGTAGGCTGTTGGCTACATTGCCAACCTGAATCTGTTTCAACCAGGTCGGGAGAATCACCACCCTCAGTTCGGAAATCCCCAGCGGTGGCATGATTAGCACAGTCTTTACGGTGCGGGCATTCCTTGTCTGAGCAAGAAGGTACCACACCCCAAACTCTAACAGCGATAGGCTTTGCGATTTTAGTCGTCACGGCTAATTTCCTTTTCAGTGTTGTTGTGTGTTTCCTCTATTAAACTATACCCTACCTAGTGGATTTGTCAAGTGGAAACCGGCGGAACTCACAAAGAATGCCACACCTTTAATGGGCGTCAGCTAGTTGTTCGTATTCAGCATCGCTCACGTCACCTGTATCAAGCACATCAACAGCACTGCTGATCAATTCCTGCAAATCGGCAAGATCAGCCATATCGATGTCACCCGTAGCAGGCAGATTAATAGTGCGGTGCTCAGTATTGATTGAAATCCAATAACACTTACCACTGATACAACTAATGACGCGCTTGAGATGGCCCGGACCTGTTACTTCAATTTCCATAGCTGTTTTCCTTAAGTGCTTAGTTGCGGCGAAACGAGGAGAAAGCATACTCAACCCACACTGCATACATTTCGCCCCATTCTGGCGCATCCCGCGCAGGTACTTTGTGTCCTTGCTCGTGCCACCATGCTTCTGCATGTTGCGCTAAGGTGGCCGACGCTGGCAAAACTTTATTTGGTGTACGAGTCATGGTTATTCCCCTCAGTGGATTTGTCAAATGGAAACCAGTTTTCTTTCGCCCCCACTCTAGATGCGGTAGCTAAACTGAAGCAGTTCATCCATATTCCGAAACCAATGGAGTGATTCCATTGTAATCTGTATACAGGTTATAGCTTCACTTGTCATGTGCCCGCTTGATATACCGGCATACAAAAAATCACAGTCAGTGCCAATGTCTACCTTAGTGCCCAAGAAATGCGCCTGAGCATTTAGAATAGCCAGACCAACACTAATCTCTTCAGCACTGTGCATATCAACTCTCTTTTTGTTACTTGTCTTAACTATTTCAACTATACTATATCAGCCGCGTTTGTCAAGTAAAAACCAGTAAACTGTATAATTTGTATAGTCGGGGTCAATCCGGCTGTAATCAAAATCGGGCCGCTTGGAGTAATCTCAACAAGCGACCCGATTTTTCAGTAACCAGTTGGTGCGACGCTTACACATCGAAAAGCTTTCCAGGATAGGGGTAAACTTCCCAGATGCCACCGAAGCGGCCAGCTTCTCGAATCGAGCAATCCCGTCAACCAGCAGAAGATGTTTTATCGTGCAAGCCACGCTTAATGGCAATAACCGTCACAGCCTGGTGCTTTGTAGTACAGCGGTGCCTAGCCTGTTCATCAACAGGAACATGCACGGGCTTAGAATACTCCGTAGCCTTTAGATACCCTAGTATTGCGCCTAATTGCTTAGTCATTATTACCCTTGTTGTACTGTGGCCTTGACAATGCTCTGAGAGACGTGCCGGCCGGAACTAGAATATCACCGCCATGTTTTCTTGCTTCGCTGGCGGGGGCGCGGATGCAAAAATAGCCAACGGGCCGGTTTATGTGTTTAACCCGTCTGAGAACACCCTTAACGACCTTTACTACTTGCCACATCATACCACCAACTTCGGAAAATGTTTTACTCCGGACTCCACGAGCCCCACTCAGAGAGATAAACAGGGTACGCCTCGTTCCACTCACGCATGTTATCAGGCTAACCACTAGCCTCTCCCTCCGAACCAAACGAACCGTGCTCAGCGATATAAGCCGCCGATTTCTCTCGCCATTCACGCACAATCTCGGCGTGGCGTTTACAAACCCATTCATCTGTGGGGGTAACCTGCCCCGCTGTGAAGCCCGCCGTGAAGCCTCATGCAAACACCCGCAAATTTGCTACTAACCAATCGCTTGGCGGTTGCTTAAAGCTCTGCACAACGAGCTTGCCGGGTTCAGAAATAATGCTACTGTGGCTCACAGACAAGCCATTGTCACGAAACAGCCGATTGGCAAGGTTCGCAGCTACTTTGGTGTCGCCGCTGCAATCTACAGTTGTTTTATACATCTTGTCTCCTTGTTGTTTGTTGACATCTTAACTATACCATATTAAATCGCCTTGTCAAGCACTGGCTCAAATTTTATGGCCGGTAGTCAAGATGCCAAAAGAAACCCTACTAAAGTATGGACCTTTAGTAGGGTTTGCTGTACCCTCCCGAGTGGTTTATCGGTCAGGGTGTGTATTGTAAGATGATGCAAGCCCGCTTGTCGTTTGAACCGGCTTATCCGCCACACGCGGTAGGTTCGGCCGCTGTTGATCAAGCTCACCGCAAACTGCTAGATTCGCAAATCAAGTGCGATTGGCACGGGGCACAAACATACACTTATTGGCAAAGCGTAAACAATCCAGCAATTTAGTACCAACAGTATAGGCTGCATCATCAAACGAAACAGAACATGACTCAGTATGTGTAATAAAGCGTTGGTACTCGCTATAATCACTACATACTGGCCACACAACAAAAAATCGGTTAGGGGATAGAACCATCAGGACCAACATCAGGCTTACCAAAGGTGATAAGTGGCCTATCAGCATTTTTTATTTCATCCTCAAAGCTCTCAAAAGCCCTGCGAAAATCAATCTCCTCACAAAGCTGAGAAGCTACCCAGTCGGCTTGGTTCTCATACCCGGTAAGATCAGTAGTAGCGACCGTATAAACAGGGCCACCCCAGGTGATACTTACTGCATATTGCGTACATCTGCTAACCTTAGAAAAATCCAATTGACTAGGTAGAGCGGCGCAATCGATAACTGTCCCGAGTCGATCTACTAGAAGATACGTTGGCATCTATTTTTCTCCTCGAATTAGTATAGGTTGCGGTAGCTGGCAAAGGTCAGAGAAACGGCCTTTGCCCCAATACACGCGCAAACGCTCTTTGACGAAATCGGCCATACGACCCATGATACCAATCCCCCTGTTATAACCATCCAATTCAGATGAAACACACCAACGAGTACAGCTTGGCATAGGGTCGACGCGGGCCACAATGCCAACAATCTCAGCCTTTCCAAATTCATTGACGCAACCGATAGCGACCTGAAAAGTAGAATAGGCGTCAACGAAGGCGAAATTCAAAGTGTCAGGACGAACCGATACATCAATTATTTCCCCTTGAATAAGAAGAAAACGTATGTTTGTTGTGTTCACTGTTACCCTCAACAGATTGCAGGAAAGGCCGACTTGTTTCTTCACTATTTAACTATACCATGCGTAGAGGGCGTTGTCAAGTGGAAAACCGATAAAATGGATTATTCAGTTTCTATGCCAATGCTACTGGAAAGGTAGCCGTGATCGTGCCACTTAGCCTTTTCACCATAATAAATTGAGAGATCAGAATCCTTCCAAATCTCTTGAACGATCAAGGTAAACATATCGTCATTATCCAGTCCAGCAAGAGTTTTCTTAACACCTGTATAACCCAATTTGGAAGCCCAATCAGCAAAACGAGTATGAGCCTTTACCCAGTTAATGACCTCAATATCGTTGCAAGTTCCCTCATGTAGGCGAATCTCAAAAGTAGAATGATCGTGGTAGGCTATAAGATTGCACCAATTGAAGCGGCTGCCACGACCAGAAAAACTATAAAAACTGTGCTCTAGTCGTGTTGCAGCGTCAATATCAGAACAAGACCACCGAATGCCGTGGCTATAAGAACCACTATGTCTGTAACCATCAACAAAGCTCATCCAAACTTCCTGAGTAGCACGATAGGCATAAGCGATAGCATACATAGAATCATCAGATTCATTACACATGTTAAGATGCAGATGGTAGCCAGTATCATAGCCGGCTCTCCAGCCGTGTCGCCTTGCAAGGTCGCCCCAGACTTTAATAGCGTTCAAACCAGCGTCACCACTAAGAATGTCAGACTCGAATTCTTTACCACTAATGGTACTATCATCTTTTGCCCCCCATGCTCCACTATCCCGAAGTTCGCCATAACCGTCACAACTGTCAGTTTCTAGCTCCACACCAAAGCAGCGAGGGGAACCAATCTCAGTGATGCTACCAGAAGTATCGTGAAAACCAGCGGGTGGAAAATTCTCGTCATAGGGAGCACAATCAGTACAGTAGAACAAGCCATATGCAGAGCTAGAATTGTCAATATGGACAATAGTATCACAGTCCCAACAAGTGATGTAATTAGCTTCATAACACCACTGGCAAATATCGCGACCATTGGCAAGTTCATAACACTTATTAGTGTAAACAGTCGCGGCACAATCGCTGCAACAAGTAGTTTTTTCGTTAGCGCAAGTAGGGCACAGCCTATCATTTGCAATTCTTGGAGGTATAGCACTCCCTCGGTACTGAACCTCAGTGCGATCATCAATCCAAGTAAGAACGGCGCAGCTATCGCACTTGAAACACGTAGCTTCTATACAGTTACCGCACCATTTATCGCCATCTGGAGTTTCAACAAGCCTATCGCTGTCAACTGCATTCTCACAGCGGGGGCAAATAGCGTAACCGACAGTATCACACCTGGAACAAAGTAGCTCGCCGAGAGGGCCAATGTAAACCTTACCTTTAATAGGTTTTCCACAACCCTTACAAGTAAGACACCATACAACCATTGCCGGCATAGCTTGTTTCCCTATAAAGAATAGGCCCTTAACCGTGTACTTAAATATACCTTACACATTGTAAATGTCCAATAAAAACCAATAAAATTAGTAATTTATGTAATCGGGGTCATAATGATTTGTCTCAAACTGCGCAAAGCCCAGTAAGGTAACCATGATTACGGCTCTTGGCCTTCTCGCTGTAGTAGGTTGAAAGATTAGAATCCTTCCAAACCTCTTTGGTGATTAAAGCAAACATACCGTTACAATCTAAACCTCTGAGCGCTCTTTTGGCGCCTTCGTAACCTAATTTAGCGGCCCAGTCGGCAAAACGGATATGAGCCTTTACCCAATTAATGATCTCAGTATCGTCACATACCCCCTCATACAGACGAATCTCAATAGTGGAATGATCACGATAAGCATAAAGATTGCACCAGTTATACCGCGAGTTACAACGAGCCCAGCTAGAAAAGCTATGACTAGCCTGTATCGCACGGGCAATATCAATGCATGACCATCGAATCTCATGGCTGTAAGTACCGGTATGCCTACGGCAATCAACAAAACTCATCCAAACCTCTTGAGTCCTGCGATAGGCATAAGCGATAGCGTACAAAGAATCATCAGATTCGTTACGCATGTCAAGATGCAGATGATAGCCAGCACTGTTGCCAGCCCGCCACTTATAACGCTTTGCAATTTTCCCCCATTCCCGGATAGCAGCTAAACCCTCATCCCCACTGAGGATATCAGAATAGAATTCTTTCCCCGAGACGGTGCAATCATCTTTTACACCCCAAGCTGGCGTGCCTCTAAGACTGGTGTAGTTGGTACAGACATCAGTTTCTAACTCTATACCAAAACAACGAGCAGAACCGATCTCAGCGGTATGAACGGAAGTATTGCGAAAACCACCCGGGGGGAAATTACTCCCACCGCCCGGATACTCCTCCTGACAATCTTCACAGCACATTCCTTGCGAACATAGCATCAGATGGCAGTTTAGCTCTGCCTCACCACATACAGTACAACGACCATAGTGTAGGTTATAACAAATCTGGCAAACATAGTCGCCTGCCACAGTCCGGATAGACTCATAAGCATAGGTGGGCTGATCACACTCTACGCACCATTGTGCCAGGTCAAATCCACAATCTGGGCACAGTATATCACCTGCGACACTACGCGGCCTGCGACCGTCGCTAATGATGCGCTGTACCACAACCCGCTCGTTACTCCAAAAAGGCAGGTTACAATTATCACATATACTAGAAGTGTTAAAAGCACACTCTTCGCACCACTGGTTACCATCTAAGGTTTCCACAAGATCAATGCATTCGACCACCTGCCCACAAGCTGAACAAATAGCTAAATCATCATCTTCTAAACAATTGTAACAGAGTATTTCACCATAACGAGATGTATAAACCCCATTAGTAATGGAACGCCTACACCCGCTACACGTGAAATTAGTCACCGCTCTTGGAGGCATAGCAATATAACCCGCTTATTCAGAAAATTGGAGTCTGAGGCCAGTTTAACGCTCAACAGGGGTAACAAGCATGTGTACCGAATCCTCTGTAACATTTGCGCCAGCCCGCATGTCCAGCCCATGCCGGTAATACTGCGCGCTCACAAAAAGTCGTACTGTCTTAATAACCTCATCTTGCGGCACAAGCCATTCTGAGGTACTTCCGTTTTTGTATCGAAACTGGACACAATGTTTACCACGACCGCGCCGAACCTCACAGATAGTATGATCATATTGTCGCCCATGAGGGATGCGGCGGTAATCACGCCGACCATCATAAGCTGCATGCTTTGACTTTTTACGAGTTTCTTGGTACGCGGCATAACATGCCTGAACTTGGAATTCGTTTGTGTTATCAACAATTGACCAGTCCAGGCTACCAGCCATAGACTCCCAATCCAAACGACTGCCAAGAGCCACACGATGTTGATAACCAGACTGTGAGTCAATGCGCAGCCACATCATTACAGGACGGTAAAGTGTTGCCTTTGCTGCAATCATGAAAATTCTCCGTTGTTAAAATTACTCACGCCCGCGAACTTGTTCAAAATTCGCATTTTTCGACTTTGCCAGTTGGCGTGCTTGTTCTAGCGTAAACAGTTCTGCCGCCCAAGACCACTCAGACCAGGTGTGCGATTTAGTCCAGTAGTAAGGGTGTTGCTCAATTTTACAGAAAACTCGATACATTATGTATACCCTCTACGCCCCAAGTTTCCCTTGTTGAGTTAACCCTTAAATAGGCAGCAAAGACAATTGAACCCGCACGGCTGAGTCAACCCATACCGCCGGTTAAATCTCCAAGACCGGTACACAGCATACCACTGGAGTTTTCGTTTCGGGCCATAAAAACGCCTTTTTCGTTTTCCGCC